GCCCTTCACCTAGGCGATAACTCATGGCAGACGAAACAGAGGAAGTATCACCATGGGAGGCTCAAGCGAAGTCTACCGAGGGTGTAAAAGAGAGCTTAACTGAGATAGAAAAGCTAGCAAAGGCCGTCCTTGAAAGGCACACCGATACCGTCGCCGAACTAGCCAGCCAAGTAGAGTTTCTAAAACAGTCAAAAGACATAGCCGCCTCTACAGTTGGTTTAATCGAGAACAACTTGGCTCTTCGCAACAAGGAAACCGAGCTGGCTAACGCCCTACTTCTGGGTTTAGAAAGGGAGTTGACCCTAAAGGGCGAGATCAACGATGAAGATCGTAAAAGATTAGAGGATTTAAGATCCGCAGTAAAAGCGATATCAGACCAAGAAAAAGCCTCAAAGAGTCTGAACGTAGCCACAGACAGACTAGTTAAGACCACCTTAGGCGTAAGCAATGCATGGGAAGACACGGTACTAGGGTCGATCACCAAAGCCGAGGGAGGTATAAAGCAATTCGGGAAGGGCCTCCGCGCAGCTCTGAATCCGGCAGATATTGCTGGCTCAACCATGATGAAAGTGCAGGAGTCGACACTCGCTCTCATGTTCGCGCAAGATAAACTGGGTGCCCAGTTTATGAAAACTACTGGCCTAGGCCGCGACTATGTATCAACGATCAATCAGGCCTATCTGGCAAATAGAAAGTTCGCAGTAAGTTTAGAGCAGAACACACAAGCCGCCACCGCTCTTGTAACACAGATGGCGCAGTTCACAATGATGACCGACACTGAGAGGCAGGAACTAACCGGCCTCACTTCTTTGATGGATCAGGCGGGAGTCAGTGCAGCTAGCACAGCAGAGGCTTTCAACTTACTAACAAAGGGGATGAAAATGAATGTCCCCCAGCTTAAAAAGACCTCCGAGGAATTATTTGGATTGGCTAAGTCACTTTCAATCCCGCCTGACATAATATTCAAAGACTTCAACGCAGCATCAGCTGAGTTGGCAAAATACGGCCCACAAATGATCGGTGTCTTTAGTGATCTAGAGAAGCAGGCAAAGAACACCGGCCTTTCCGTACAAACACTGTTGGGCCTCGCGAAGCAGTTTGACACGTTTGAAGGCGCCGGCACTGCAGTTGGCAGATTGAACGCGCTATTGGGCGGGCCATACCTGAATTCTATTGACATGCTAAATATGTCCGAGGCCGAGAGGGTTAAAACCCTCCGCGAGAGTATCAGTCTTTCTGGCAAATCATGGTCTTCGATGCATAGATTTGAAAGGCAAGCAATTGCTAGCGCCGCCGGCATCAGTGATATGACCGTGGCAGCAAAACTCTTCGGAGGGACTAATGCAGATTTCCAGGCGTATAACGCAACTCAAAAAGATATAGAAGAGCAAGCAAAACGAAATGCAGACATAACAAAGAAGTGGTCAGAACTTATGATGTCTTTTGGCGTTAGTCTGCTGCCGGTAGTCCAGGGATTGCATGGTTTTGTTGATGGGATATTGAGTATCGCTAATGCCCTTGGCCCCCTCACTCCGATTCTCCTTTATTTTTTCGGCGCTATGACGCTCATGCACAAGGCTGTCGTCGCCACCACCGCGGCTAAAAAAAGTCTCGCCACAATCCAGACCTTCCTCGCTGCTAGAACAGCTGCTGCCACCGCCACGACCGAGGTTGCGACAGCATCCACGTACTCGATGACAGCCGCCACCGAGGTTGCGACAGCATCGACAACGCGACTTAACACAAGCTTGCTTGGAACTAGGGTCGCGCTGTTTGGCGTGTTGGGCATCCTCGCCGGCGCATATATGATTTTTGGAAAAACCAGCAGGGTTGTCAAGGTTCTTGGTGCTGCTTTAATTGGACTGACGGCTGCAATGATCGCATATAAAATTGCCAAGTCCGGTATTGCTGCCCCCATCGCCGCCGGCCTCATCGCTGGTGGCCTTGCGGCGATCCCCGCTATGATGAGGAGTGTACCGAAGCGCCGCCGAGGTGTTGACGAAACAACTGATAGCCTATTCATCGCCGGCGATGGCCCGGGCACAAGGGATAATAGAGAACTTGTCGCAACCGGCAACCAAAAAAGCTCTGTTATAACCAACGAAAACACAGAAGCTCTTCTTGGCGCCGGCGGAAAGGGCGGTGCGATAGGGGCGCTGACTACTCAAGTGGCCGCATTGACAGCAGCGATGCAATCTAGCACAAACAAGCCAAGCTCATCGCCGAACACAAAAACTTATCTTCAAGTTGATCAAGGTATTTTGGCCGAATTAGTGATGGATGTTGTAGATAAGAATGTGGGAGTGACAACATAATGACAATAAAAAAAGATGAAATAACAATTACTCATATACCGACCAAGAAGTCCGTTGTACTGAAAGGTCTAGTGAAGACTTTCGAAGATAAGTTTTCTCCAAAATGGAATTCAGAGGAAGTATATGGCCGAATGGATCCGATAATGACATTCCAGTCGACTCCCAGAACAATCTCACTGACTATTGATATGGTTGGAGAAACAGAAAGCACTGCTAAAGAGAACTGGCGCTCTGCTCAAAAGCTGATTCAATTTATGTATCCCACTTACAACTCCACTGCCCCCGGCGCCGGCAGTATCTCTGCCGCTCCTCTGTTGAAAGTTAAATGGGGCCAGCAAATATACGATCCAGTTAATAGTGGACCACTGGTGTGCGCATGTACAGATCTTTCTCTGGGAAACACACACGGCATTACAGAAAAGAATATAGGATACGGTTCCGGAGGGGATATCACCCCTCAGAGATTTGATATAACTCTAGCGCTGTCGGTGCTCCATGTTGATCATAAAGTTGGTTGGACTCCTCGCCATGGCGCAAAGATGGGCTTTGGGGGCGAAGGTGCTCCCAAAGGTAACATAGTCATAACAAGAAAAGTGATATTGGGCGGTAAATAACGATGTCGCAGAGATATAATAGCAGAAGAATTATTGTCAACAATGGCGAACTTTACGAAGAGCTTCTAGAGAACCGCGGCCTCAACAAAATTAATCATTTTGAGAGCCCTCGTCTTAAATACCCCACAGAAAAACAGATTCTAAATCTAGATATGACCTCTCATATTTGGACAGTTGGAGATAAGTTTTACAAACTCGCATATGCCAATTATGGAGATCCGAAATATTGGTGGGTTATTGCGATGTTCAATCACACACCGACTGAGGCCCATGTCCAACCCGGCCAAGAAATTGTAATACCTCTCCCATTAGAGAAGATTTTGCACTATTTCGGGACCTAGCAGATGACAGATTCTACATACGCCGACAATTTACAACAAACTGTCCTTAATGCAGATCCTAGCAGCATACCAGATGGCGCCACGCTAGGAAGAAGTCTTGCGTTTAATGCCCAGTGCTTTTTGATCACCAACATACACAATATAAAAAAACATAACAGCTCTTTTATGAATCCCCAAGGCGACGGCTGGAAGACTGCATATAAGAATATTACGACACTCAGCAGCGATGACACTTATCCTCCTGCAGAACTATTCTCTGCTTTACAGCACAGGGACGAGAACGAAGGCTTTTTAAATTTAACTCCGGATCAGATGGCCCTACTGGTACCGAAAATAAGAATATATAAAGTTGACTTTGATAATACGTCCGGAGACACACAGCCAGCCCAAAAGCAAGATCCGGTTGAGATAATATTCGATGATTATATACACTCGGAAGACTTGAAGACGATTACAATGACGGCCTCCGGACGATCCCGCGGCGTAGGGATCAAAAAATTTATCTGGAAGTTGGCCGGAACTCAGCCCGCCGAAGTAGATTACAACATCGAGGCTGAACTAGAGATTTTCTTTAGTTCTGTAAAAGATATATTCTCTTTAAAGAGCGGCCAGATCGTACGACAAGCTGGGATCGATGGAAAGGGGTCCTTTTTAGATTTGATCATACATTCCCCCGGCTCTAAGAAGCATCAACCAGTTAACAAGAGTATGGGCTGTTCAGAGAGAATATATGATGGAAATGCGTTCACCATCAAGGCAGTAGTTGGTTGGGCCGTACCAAATGGAAGCTCTAGTTTGTTTACATCAACTGAGTTAGCTGCTGTGAGAGCAAATCAAACAGTAATGTACCTTCAGTTAACGAATCATAAGTTTGATTTCAAACAAGACGGCACAGCGACGTTAGTTGCGAACTATAGAGCTAGGTATGCACTGGAGGACACAAGATACAACATCCTTAAGCCAGAAAACGCCGAAGATATAGAGAGATTAAGAAAATTAAAAACACAGCAGCAAAATCTCTCCGGTGACGGCGACACAGCCGTAAACCAGACAGATACCGCGCAGGACAACCAGCAGGCAGTAGACACGGAGATTGCGAAAGTCCTTTCAACGAGATATACTAGAATCAACAAGGCACTGCTAGATAAAGTTTATGTTGCATATGCTAGGCCAATAGATCTTAATATCGTTGCAGCTCCGGGCTCCATAGCCGCCACTGCCGCGGCCGTTCAAGACGCCTTGCAGACCGGCGTCGCCGGCGGTTCAGCCATCGCCACCGGCCAAGCAGCACAGCGACTTCGGTCACAAGTAATTGGAGCTGCCGATGGCACCGGTCCAGCTGTGGACGACCTGACCACCGCGGCCACAGCTGCTCAAGATTTCGCCGGCTTCGGCCCTCAAGGCCCACAGAGCAGTTACCTAGCTGGCGCCCAGTCCGCCACCGCCGCCGCGCAAGCTGCCGCAGCCCAACGCACCGCCGTCCGCGCCTCCTCTGCCAAGTTTTATAAGACAGAACTCGACAGGGTTAAAAAAGCCATTGATGATTCGAAAGCTCCACCGGCCGACCCCGATGATGCTACCACTCCGGCCGACCCCGACACGCGTGATACAAATCCAAACAATACCGCAGTTACCATTCGTGACGGCGAAGTCATGATACCAGTTAAGTTTGTCTTTCTTGGCGAGATATTAGATATATTAATTGGCATTGCCTGCCGCAACGAAATAAAAAACGCATCTGTTGGGTTCATCCTAGGGGATATGGAGTATGTGGACCCGCAATCTTACATTAAACAATCAGAGCAATATACCAGCGGCCACCGAAAGTATGCTGAGAGGTACTTGTGTGGAATCCCAGCATCAGAGCGCGCCAAGATTTTAGAGAGAGTCAACATTGCTAACATCCCAATTGCCTTGGATAGATGGCAGGACTTTTTTATTGAAAAAGTCATTAAGCCCAAATTAGAAAACTACTTTCTTGAAAGCGCAATAAGAGATATTTTAAATGAGCTAATTAGGCCAGTTTTAGGAGAGGGTTGTGTCGATCTAGTGCCGCCTCTCGATACTAGTATAGGGTACACTGAATTTGTCGGCGACCAAAGGGGTTCAAAGCCATGGATCCCCCCGGGCTTCCGCCTGACTGTTTCGCGCTTAAAATCGATTACACCGGGCGCCGCAGGAGGTGTCAAGGCTCTCCCGCTTAGCCCCCTAGGCTTGCATACGACCTATAAATACCTGTATATGTCTTCCGTAGACCCGAGCTACATGCGCGGCGATCAGGCGAAAGATTTTAGCAGGGGCATATATCACTTTAATATCGGACAAAATGGCGGATTGGTGAAAAGGGTAACATTTGAAAGGATGGACCAGCCATACATGAGAGAGGCCCGCGTTCAACGTGTTGGTGCCCTAGGTGCAGAGCAGCTGAGAGAACTGTATAATGTTAACTTAGTGATGTATGGCCACAATTTACTTAAGCCCGGCCAATTTATATTTGTCAATCCAACTAGTGTGGGATTGGGGGGTTTTGGTACCGATTCTTTAACAAGGCTCTTGGGAATTGGAGGGTATCACCTAGTTACAGATATTAAGTCCACTCTCGGCCCAAACGGCTTCGAAACGAGAGTCAAAGCACTCCATCAAGCAATGCCATTTGATGGAGACGTAGAACCAGCCTCCTCTAGACAATCTTCCGCGACTCTTGACCAACTCTTGGGCCGCGCTCACCCCGGCATCCAGCCCGGAGACGGCAAATCATCCACTGTAGACGGTCACATCTTCGACCGTGAAACAGAAGGCCAATTCAGCTCAATCGAGAACCCAGACAATTTTACGAAGGGGTGGGATAATGATGAATAATCTCTTAAGGACATAGTTATCGTATGGCAATCAATCCCTTTTTATTAGATCAGTATTTAACTCCTGGCGGTAAGAACGACGGCAGTTCTTTAGCCAATTTTGAAAGACGCAAGTTTTACAAAGAGTTTCCCTATTTTGGCGATCTACCAAACCCCATGGATTCGTGGTATGACAAACTCTATTATGGGCGTGTCGACCGTACGCAAAATGGTATCGTTATATCAGACCAAGCCATGGCCGACCGCTTAGTACAAATAAAATCCACCAAGAACGTTTTCGTTTTAGACTTTGTTGCCGATGCTTTTGCGGACTTTCATCAGCATATGCGCGCAGCATCAACTTCCGGCTATATCAATAATGCCGGCACAAGGTTTAATATTCTAGAGCCAGTCCGAGGGTGGAAAAACTATCAAACAGAGTTTTCCGACTCAAGACAGCATTTACGTTCAGCCGTACAGAGTTATTTCAGAAGAGAGAAAAGAGCGGATAGGGCAGTCACAGGTTTCAAGGCGTTTTTAAACGAATTTATTAACTTCTTAGAACTCAGGCCCCTCATAGATCCAGTTACATTAAGTGGGTTTGTGGTTTCGAACTCCTCGCACCCCATGATGTCTGGATTATCTATAGAGTTGACTTCCGATGATCACGGTGACGACACACCAAAAGTTACAAAGTACATGTTAGACCCCAATTTCGACTATTATGTTCGCGCTGCTAGGAAATACGGCTTTTACGTACATCGCAATGCTCCATGGAAGTTGACAGCAGACGTATTTTCAGATAAAATGCTCTCATACCTAGATGTGTATGGGGCGAACGAGAGTAATTTCTTCTCTCATTACTATGATAGGTCATACACTAAAGATATACAACATATGAAAGAAGATTTAGTCTCAATTTACAATAGCTATGTCACTGCCTTCCCGCTGATAAGGACAGAGAAGCCTCCATTCGGCCCGGGCAATGCCAGAGTATGCCAGAATACAACAATCGAGAACAAACTTAGAGAATCCATAACAATGAGCGCTGTGGATAGTATAGTCGGCGACGGCTATTGGCTCGATTTCTATTTTAGATTGCGGCTCCGAGAGAAAAACTTAGATTTTAACAATATTAACACAGAGATCACAAATGCTCTGCAGATTAACAAAGTACAGGGCTTGGAAATAGCAACAAAGTACGTTAACGATCAAGTTAAGCCCTATTTGTATTAAAAGCTTGACATTCGTGCCGGCACGGTTTATTATAAGGGTGAATCGAAAGGTCACGTGTGTTTTTTCAGCTTCTAGACTATAAAGAGCAATGCTTCGGGGTGTACTCCGATGGGGTTATTTCACTAGACGCCATGCCGGAAGGTAAATCCGTTACTTGGGATTACTCGCCGGAACTAGCTGGCCAAGATATACAATATATGAAGCTATATTGCGGAAAGTCTCTGACTGAGATGTGTCCGGAGAAGATTAGAAACCAGTGGGACTCCGCAGTTCGCAAAATGAGGGCATTCGTCTCCTCTTTCTATGAGGCAAAGATTAATTTAGACGAAACTTGCTTTTATGACTTAATGCCAGAGCAGTTTTTACTTGAGTACTTTGATTTGAAAAATCAGATTACAGAACACGTTTACAGAACATACGATAAGCCAAAAAACTATGATTTTCTGTCCTCCTTGCAGGGAGTACTTGCGAGTGTCAAGAAACAAAAAGTTAAAATCAACGGAAAAGCTTTGCGTCCACACCTGGGGACCCTACGAGCCCGGAATTTTATAAAAACACTCTCTAAGACAGAACCATGTTGCAAATACAATTTGTTTGGTACTGTCACTGGTCGCCTTTCGACGTTTCCTGGCAGCTTTCCGATATTGACCATGAATAAGGAATATCGAGCAGTTTTAGAGCCAACAAATGGATGTTATCTGGAGCTTGATTACAACGCTGCAGAATTGAGGACGTTTTTGTCCTTAGCTGGCCATGATCAACCAGACAACGATATTCACGAATGGAACGTCCAGCAGCTGTATGATAATAAGGTCAGCCGTGAGGACGCAAAGCAGAAGATTTTTTCTTGGCTTTATTCGAATCACCTTGACATTAAAGCCGAGAAGGTTTATAATAAAACATCTGTAAAGGATAAGTATTGGAATGGAGAAGAGATAACAACGGTATTCGGTAGAACAATAGAGACTGACGAGCATCGCGCGCTTAACTATATTATTCAAAGTACGACTAGTGATTTAGTATTACGGCAAATGATTAAGCTTCATGAGTTCTTGCAAGATAAGAAGAGTTTTATCGCGTTTTGTATTCACGACTCGGTTGTTATTGATTTGGATTCTGATGAAAAAGAGCATATTGAAGAATTGATCGATATATTTTCAGATACCCGACTTGGCAACTTCAAAGCGAAGGCCAGCGTTGGATTGAATTTTGGAGACATGAGGGAACTTAACGTATGAAGAAAAAATTATACAGCAAACTAGTGAGAGACCGAATACCAGAGATTATTGAAGAAGATGGTAAGATGGTAGGGTTTCACGTTGCTACTGAGGAAGAGTATCAACAAGCTCTGCTCGACAAGTTGGTTGAAGAGGTACAAGAGTTTATTGCAGATCCCTGTCTTTCTGAAATGGCAGATGTGTGTGAAGTTCTGGAGTTTATAAAGAAAGAATTCAAACTTCACAGTGCCGGCGCCGAACAGATTGCAAAACGAGTCTCCAGGGGATCATTCAAGAACGGATATATTTTGGATTGGGTTGAGGAATAATGAATATTGTTGGCCTAGGCGCTGCTGGGTGTAATATTGCGGACACGTTCGCAAAATATCCGCAGTACACCAGCTACAAAATTGATGTTGGCCTCAAGGGTTACAAAAAGAATGGCATTTACGCCATACCCAGGAAGGCAACTCATGAAGAATATGAAGAAAATTGTCCAAATTTTAAAAATTTCTTCAAAAACATCACAGGTAGGGTTATTTTGGCCACCTGCGGCGCCGGTACGGTCACTGGATGCGTCCTAAGGCTCTTGGAGCAACTTCCTGACGTTCCGGTCTCTATCCTGTACGTCAAGCCGGACATTAGCCTTCTAGGCGAAATAAAAGCCACTCAAGAGAAGATTGTGTATAATATTTTGCAAGAATACGCAAGATCCGGACTAGTTGACAGAATGTACGTTATTTCCAACTTGGAAGTCGAAAAGGTTCTGGTTGATATACCGATTAGTGGATATTACGATACGCTGAATGAAGCAATCGTATCAACTTTTCATATGTTGAACGTTTTTTCGAATTCAGAACCCGTTGTCGGAGCATTCACGGAACCGGTTGATTCTGCTAGGGTTTCTACTATTGGAATTGTTGATTTAGAAAAAGAAGAAGAAAAGTTGTTTTTTGACTTGACAACACCCCGTGATCGGGTGTATTATTATGGTATAAACAGTGAGTCATTAAAAACAGACGGTAAGCTCTTTAAGAAGATAACGAATTTTGTTAAGAGCAGGAATGAAGAGAATGTGAAAGTCTCGTACGGTGTGTTTGAGACGAACTATGAACAAAACTTAGCTTATTGTGTAAATCACAGTTCGCTAATACAAACTTAGATGTTCGGGATATTGGCCGAACATACTCTAACCCAATGAAAGGAAATCAAAATGGGTATTAATGTAGAAAAGATGCGAGCACGACTCGCGCAACTTAAGGGTGAAGGTGGTGGAAAGGATACGTTCTGGCGTCCACAAGATGGTGAACAGACGATTCGTATTATTCCTACCGCAGATGGAGATCCCTTTAAGGATTATTGGTTCCACTACAATGTGGGCAAGAACGCAGGGTTTTTATGCCCTAAGCGAAATTACGGAGAAAGCTGCGCCGTTTGCGAATTCGCCTCTCGTCTTTGGACTGAGGGCGTTAACAACAACGACGAAGACAGCAAGAAGATGGCCAAGAGCCTCTTTACGCGCCAGCGCTTCTTCTCTCCCGTCATGGTACGAGGAGAAGAGAGCCGCGGCGTCCGAGTTTGGGGATATGGTAAGATGGCCTATGAGAATCTGCTATCTTTGGTCCTCAACCCAGAATACGGTGATATCACCGATGCTGAAACAGGCACTGACCTAGTTTTGGGCTATGGGAAGCCCCCAGGCGCTTCCTTCCCCCAGACGAAGCTCACGCCTCGCCGACGTTCCTCCACTCTATGTGAGGACATGACTCCGGAGAGTTGCAAGGAAATCCTTGATTCGATTCCGGACATGACTGACCTTTTCGAGCGTAAGTCATCGACTGAAGTTGAGAGTCTTTTGGACACTTATCTTTCCGATGATGAATCGGCCGAAACTCGCTCCAGCGAGACTACGAAGTACGCCTCTACGTCTACGAGTGAGGCTCCCTCCTCAGTGGATGCTGCATTCGCAGAACTTGGCATCGGGTAAAATATCCCTCCGCAGGGGGGCCCGGGGTTACAGGGGTCCCACATTATCACAAGCAAGATAAGGAATTTTTAGATGAATAACATTACAGACACTTTGAGAGAACTAAGCGTCGCTGATGATGCACTTATCACCCTTAGCTATACCGAGGGTGCCGATGTTTGGCATATTGACGACAACCACGTGGAAGAGACAATTGGTTACACCAAGACTGTTTCTCTCCTTGCTGGGCTCCTTGCCTCTGACGTAACCGTTTCGCGCGCTTACGGCACTCCTGACGATATTCTTGAAGACATGCGGGACGAGGGACTTCTCGATAACTATGACAACGAAGGTTCTTTCAAGGACTACTTGACTGGGCAGCTCACCGATACGATCTATGAAGGCGAGTATCCTTTGGATTACTCAACTCAGCATTACGACCACAAACGCGGCTGGTGCAACATCTCGACCAGGGTCAAAATTAAGGCAGCCGATCTTTACCGAATCGATGAAAACGAGTCTTCACCTAACTCGGCCGATGCGGTTGTCGAAGGTTTTACTGTTGAGGTGCAGACACCGGCCGGTACGCTGACGCTTAGCTAGTGAAAATTCTAGACTTACATGGAGAATATCACCGCTCTGTACAGGGCATTGTAGAGGAGTTTGTGTTTTCGAACGAGACCCCGCTGAAGATCATAACGGGAAAATCTCAAAGAATGAGAGAACTTGTCACTCAGGTGACGAACAGGAGTGGCCTTTACTGCCATTTCGAAAATCTTACAAATAGCGGTTGTTTGATTATAACAAAATATAAAATATAGGGAGAATAAAATGGCTCGACGCAAATCAACGATAGGAAAACTTCAAATTTCAGAAATGAGAAGCCTTATCAACAAGAAAGCTGGCATGAATGTCGCTTTCGATCTTAAGAATGAAAACCCAACCGAAGTGAAAGCCTGGATTCCAACTGGATCTCGTTGGCTAGACTCGATTATTTGCCGCGGCCAACTAGCCGGCATCCCGGTTGGAAAAATCACGGAAATCGCCGGCCTAGAGTCGACAGGGAAATCGTTCATGGCGGCACAAGTCGCCGCGAATGCTCAGAAGATGGGAATTGATGTTATCTACTTTGATTCTGAATCTGCTATCGATCCGACTTTCTTGGAGCGCGCTGGCTGCGATTTAGAAACGCTCTTGTATGTGCAGGCAGCTTCGGTGGAATTTGTACTAGAGACAATCGAAGAGCTTTTGGGTTCAAACGCCAACAGAATGCTGTTTATTTGGGATTCTCTGGCACTCACCCCTTCTATCTCAGATATCGAGGGCGATTTTAACCCCAACTCCTCTATGGCAGTCAAGCCTCGCATTCTCTCTAAGGGTATGGCAAAACTAACAGTGCCCATTGCTAATAGTCAGTCGACGTTCTTGGTTTTAAACCAGCTAAAGACGAACATCCCGTCTGGGCCAAATGCGCACATTGTTGCTATGACCACTCCATACATTACACCCGGAGGAAAGGCCATGCACTATGCTTATTCACTTCGCGTGTGGCTCACTGGACGAAAGGCCAAAGCTTCCTTTATCATGGATGACAAAGGGTTCAGAATCGGATCAGAGGTAAAAGCAAAACTTGAGAAATCTCGATTTGGCACTCAGGGTCGCAATTGCGCATTCAAGATTCTTTGGGGAGAGGGTATCGGCGTGCAGGATGAAGAAAGTTGGCTGGAGGCCATCAAAGGTTCCGAGAACCTTCTTCAGCGCGGCGCATGGTATGCACTTCAATACGAAAATGGAGATCAGGAGAAGTTCATGAGTTCTCAGTGGGTCGAGAAGTTGGCTAATGAAAAGTTTAAGCAGCGTGTCTTTGAAATTATGGACGAAGAGATCGTTATGAAGTTTGATAAACGTCAGGGAACTGCCAGCGAATTTTATGATACTGAAGAAGAATCATCAGAACAACAAAAATAAAATAACTCTTGACTCTGGAGGCACTGTGGGATATACTATTCTCACAGTGCCTTTTAGCAGATAGGAATTATAGTGAAAAATAAGCGCTATATCGGACTAGCCAAGCGAGTCGCAGAAGAGTCAGATTATGGAAAGTTTCGTCACGGAGCAGTCTTGGTTAAGGGTAGCTCCATTCGTAACGTTTCCTGCAACAAGCAACGACACTGCAGCTTTGGTACACGTTTCCGCGCACCAGACTGTGGAGATGCGACTCTGCATGCAGAATTAGGCGCCATTTTGGGAGTCGACAGGGGAGTAACCCGCGGCTCAACAGTTTACGTAGCAAGAATTAACAAAGAGGGAGAAGCTAAGATTAGCAAACCGTGCCCTATGTGTCAAAACGCGATGAAGCATGTTGGCGTCCGCCGCGTTGTGTACACAGATAAAGACGGAGATATTGTGAGTATGAGACTATGAATATATTTGTTGTTGACGAAGACCCGGTAGTTGCTGCACAGCAATTGTGTGACAAGCATGTGGTAAAGATGATTCTTGAGACTGCACAGATGTTGTGTACGGTAGCAGCCAATCACGGCCACAAAACACCTTATCGTAAGACACACGCAAAGCATCCCTGCACTTTATGGGCCGGCACTTCTGCTGGAAATTGGACGTGGCTTCTCCGCCACGGCTTAGCTATGTGTGCTGAATATACGCGCCGCTATGGCCGCGTACACAAAAGTGAGGAGGTCATCATGTGGTGTAGCAGACTTACGATGAAATTCCTGGGAGCCAATCTGACGCCGTTCGCCCAAGCAATGCCTCCCCAGTATCACAATGACTGTGCAGTCACTGCATACCGTGCCTATTACCACGGAGAAAAAGCAAAGTTTGCTACATGGAAAACAGAGGAGCCAAAATGGTGGAGAGTAAGATGAAAAGAGTGATGATTGTCGATAGCCTAAATCAGTTTATTAGGTCCTACATTGTTGATCCAAGTTTATCGACAAACGGTCAACCAATAGGCGGAACAAAGGGCTTTTTAAAGATTTTACAGAAACTCTGCAGGGATATTAACCCAGATGCTGTTGTTATCTGTTGGGACGGCAGAGGTGGCTCTAGGAAGCGCCGAAGTCTAGTTAAGGAATATAAGTCCGGACGCAAGGCCATTCGTCTAAATCGCGAAACCGACATGACCGAAGACGAAGAACTTCAAAATAAGATTTGGCAGCAAAGCCGGCTGATTGAGTACTTGAATGAACTCCCGGTGATTCAGTTTATGTTCGATGAGGTTGAGGCCGATGATGTAATCGGATATGTCAGTAAGATGCCGCAATTCGACGGATGGCAAAAGGTAATCGTTTCCAGCGACAAAGACTTCATTCAGTTATGTGATGGTGAAACTGTGCTTTTTAGGCCGGTACAGAAGGAAGTCCTGAATAAGAACAATATCATTGAGAAGTTTGGAATTCACCCAAACAATTTTGCTTTGGCCCGGGCCCTTGTCGGAGACAAATCCGATAATTTAGAAGGTGTACGCGGCGTCGGCCTTCCTACGGTAAAGAAAAGATTTCCCTTTCTTTCTGAAGAAAAATCATATACAATACAAGAGTTGATAGAATTTTGTGATAATGTTGACTCAAAGCTTAAGACTTACAAATCAATTTTAGAAAATGAAGATTTGGTGGCATTGAATTATAAGCTTATGCAACTGTATTCTCCAATCTTGTCAGTTCAGTCAAAAAGCAAGGTCGACTTCACTATCGATAATTTTGAATTTGAGTTCAACAAGACAGAGATGATCAAAATGATGCATGAAGATGGTTTTGGGTCGTACAATTGGGACGAGTTGTTCGCTAAAATGAAGAAAATATCGATTGATGGGCTAAGAGGGGAATAAATGGATTTTAACGAAAAATCAGATTTTTCAAAGTATGGCAAAAGCTTTCAAGAGCAGCTGTGTATGCTTGTCCTTGATGATCGACCTTTCGCCGATCAGGTTGAAGAAGTTCTAGACATTAATTTTCTAGAACTTCGTTATCTACGTGTATTCGTAGAGAAGGTTTTTTCGTATCGTAAGAAGTATGACGTACATCCTTCCCGTAGGATTATGACAACTATTCTGCGCACAGATCTGGAAGAAGAGAACGAACTAACCCAGCAACAGACTCGTGAATTCTTCGCGCGCGGCCACACTTTTAGTACTGAGGATGCTGGGTACATCAAGGAGACTTCTTTAGATTTCTGCAAAAAGCAGTGTCTGAAATCCGCTATGGTGAAGTCTATCGGACTCCTCCAGAAATCATCTTTCGATGAGATTTCGAAAGTCATTAATGATTCACTAAAGTTGGGCGCGAGCCCGGACACCGGCCATGATTGGAAAAGGGACTTTGAAGCCAGATACAAGCCCAAATTCAGAAACCCAGTAACGACCGGCTGGGACTTATTGGATGATCTTTGCCACGGCGGCTTGGGTCAAAAAGAGCTTGGAGTGGTTATTGCGCCTACCGGTGCCGGAAAATCCATGGCCCTTGTACATTTAGGAACAAAAGCCTTAAGAGCTGGCAAAACTGTGGTACACTATACTCTGGAGCTGCAGGACACGGTGATCGGAACGAGATACGATAGCTGCCTCACCGGGGTACCGCTATCAAACCTTCTCTCCTTCAAAGAGAAAATATATGAAGAGGTTAAAGACATTCCCGGCTCCTTGATTATTAAGGAATATCCAACGAAATCTGCTAGCACGCAAACGTTGCGAGGGCATCTTGAAAAGTTAAGATTGCGCAACGTTGAGGTTGATATGATCATTGTTGATTATGCCGATCTTCTTCGCCCCGTTTCAGCGCAGAAAGAGCGCAGAAATGAGCTTGAATCTATCTACGAGGAACTTCGTGGATTGGCTCAGGAGTTCGTGTGTCCAATTTGGACCGCTAGCCAAACAAACCGCTCAGGCCTCAATGCGGAAGTGATTACTATGGAATCGATTTCCGAGGCATTCAATAAGTGCTTCGTCGCAGATTTCATTTTTTCTATCTCTAGGACGGTCGAAGATAAGCAGGCAAATACCGGCAGAATCTTTATCGCAAAGAATAGAAATGGTCCAGATGGGCTGGTCTTCCCCCTCTTCATGGATACGTCGAGTGTGGCGATCAAAGTTCTTGAGCCAACAGCTGAGATGCTGACAGAACCAGTCCAAAGAACGGACAAGGAACAAAGAGAACTTTTGGCTCAAAAGTATAAAAAATTAGTAAAGGGTAAAAAAAGTGAAGTACACACATAATGAAGCTTATGAAGCAACTTTAAAGTATTTTAGTGGCGATGAATTAGCAGCTAACGTTTTTATTACAAAATACTGCTTGAGAAACAAGGACGGTGAGTTTTTAGAAAAAACACCAGATGATATGCATGAGAGAATGGCCTCTGAGTTCGCGCGGATTGAGGAAAAATTTCATAAGGATGGCTCTTCTTCCTCGATGTCAAAAAAGAAGATTCTCTCTTACTTAAAAAACTTTAAATATATTGTCCCTCAAGGATCGCCTATGATGGGAATAGGAAACAATCATGTTAATGTATCTCTTTCTAACTGTGTCGTTATCGAGCCTCCTGCAGACAGTGTTTCGTCCATTATGGACGCTGGTAAGCATCTTGCTAACTTGTTCAAGCGTCGCTGTGGCGTTGGTATTGATCTTTCTCATTTGCGTCCCGAGGGTGCTCCCGTTAACAACTCTGCTCGCACTACTACTGGGGCTTGGAGTTTTGCTGATTTCTATTCATATGTTTGCCGTATGATCGGCCAAAATGGCCGACGCGGAGCATTGATGATCACAATGGATATCCGTCATCCCGATATCGAGAGTTTTATCACCATGAAAAGGGATTTGACGAAAGTCACCGGCGCGAATGTCTCTGTTAAAATAAGTGATGACTTCATGAGGGCCGTAGAGAACAAAGAAACATTTACACTGCAGTTCCCAATCGACAGTGAAGAACCAACGGCAACAAAGGAGGTTCTAGCGGAAGATGTATGGAATATGATCATCGAGTCTGCAACAGCCACTGCGGAACCCGGGATCTTGATGTGGGACAATATTGTAAACAATTTACCGGCGCACTCTTATTCCGAGAGTGGCTTTAAAACAGTTTGCACCAATCCGTGCGGGGAAATACCCCTCTCTGCTTATGATAGTTGTCGGCTGATATCTATCAACTTAAAGAATATGGTAAAGAATCCGTTTAGTGACAAATCAAAGTTCGATTTTAAGAAGTTGAGGGAGGTAGTCACCGTTGGCATGCGCCTCTCTGACGATCTGGTGGAATTGGAGCTTGAGAAACTAGAGAGTATCCACCAGTGCACCGACACAGAGGATGAAAAGGAGATGTGGTCTAAGCTGCTTAAAGCCGCCCGCGACGGCCGCCGAACTGGTATGGGAACCCATGGCTTAGCTGACGCCATTGCTCGTCTGGGCCTGAAATACGATTCCGCTGCAGCAATTGCCGTTATCGAGAAGATCTACGAAACACTACGCAACTCAGCGTACTCGGAAAGTATATCTCTGGCCCGTGATCGCGGCTCCTTCCCGGTGTTCGACTGGGAGCTAGAAAAAGAAAATAGATTTATCAGTCGACTACCAGAAGAGCTGCAAAACTCTTTATCGACCCATGGGCGTCGAAACATATCAATTTTGACAAACGCCCCAACCGGCTCTGTGTCTATATTATCCCAGACTAGTTCTGGGCTAGAACCCGTCTTCCGTAATTGGTATATTCGTCGTCGTAAACTTTCTCACGATGAGCAGGACGTTGTGCCAGATTTCGTAGATGAGATGGACGATAAGTGGGCTGAATACAGAATATTCCATCATAACGTGCAGGAGTATCTAGAGCTTTTCGGAACAGATAAGATACCAGAGTTCTTTGTAGAATCAGACCAGATTGATGGTATGCAGAGGATCGCAATTCAAGAAGCAATTCAGAAGAGTATCGACCATAGTATTAGTTCTACAATCAACCTTCCAAAAGAAACAAATCCAGAAACTGTAGGAGCGTTGTATTTAGAGGGTTGGCGCCGCGGCCTCAAAGGAATAACTGTATATGTAGAAGGATCCCGCACCGGAGTGCTGATATCAAACTCGGAAAATAAGAAAGAGGAGTTCCCACAGCATACAGCGCCAAAACGACCTTTTGAGCTTCCGTGTGATATTCACCATACTACGATTCAGGGAGAAAAGTGGGTTATAATGGTAGGCTTGATGGACGGGAGACCGTATGAGGTTATGGGAGGTCTCTCTAATCTTATCGAAATTCCAAGATCCAAAGCAGAGGGGGTTTTGATGAAACACCCCAGGAAAACCATGAATTCCGTATATGATTTGCAGATCGGCACTAATGGAGAGACTGTAATTATTAAAGACTTAGTGAAAGCATTTGATAACCCTAATCACTCGGCATTTACCAGAGTAATTTCTCTCGGCTTGCGTCATGGTGCCAATATTCAATATGTGGTTGAGCAGCTGCAGAAGGATCGAGACAGTGACATGTTTAGTTTTGCTAGGTGTGTTGCAAGGGTCCTAAAAAGTTATATCCCAGATGGCCAAGCCGCCACCGAAAAAACTTGTCCCGAGTGTAGTACAGAGGGGTTAGTATACGTGGAAGGTTGCGTGACTTGTAGGAACTGCGGATTCTCTAAGTGCGGATAATAGAAACAAACCACTTGACTTCTTTGCCCTTACGAGTTATACTGTAGGGGCATTTTAGTTTGAGGAGAAAAAAATGAACTTTGCACCAGTGAATAAGAACCTGTTACTTAAGGTTGAAGAAGAAGAGGAAACACTTGAAGCGCCAATTGGTGGCATTTTATTGCCAACTGATTATAGGCCGGCCCACAAGCCATATACTTTTGCAACTTTAGTTGCATGCGCAGATGATTCTTCTTTTGCGATGGACGTTGGAAAGACTTTTGTTGTAGAGTCTCAAATGATCCGCGAGATTGAATACGATGGAGAGTTATTTCATACAATAACTGAAAGTCATGTCATCGGGTTCCTTCGGGAGTAATGAGATCGCACACATACAAGCTTGAAGAACTAGTTATAGGCTATGGCCTAAATGCAATCTTGTATGCGTATCTAAACAATTCAACAATCTTAATTAATGGCTCTCAGAAGCCGTTCAGATTCGATCTATGGGAGGGCAAGCAGAAGGCAGATATTTGGTCTGAAAAACTGTTTGCTCTCTCTTTGATTGGAAAATGCCCACTAGCCGATAAGGTCGATTCCATAAGAGTCGAAGATGGCCAAGTTAGCGTCATGACGAAAAATCTACGTCAAATAAAGATCGGATTTGAGAAACTTAGAATATTTGATGGGGATTCTGTTGAGGGTCTAGATTTCACCGAGAAGATAGAACAATACAGGGTTTTTGATTGGTTTAATGTACGTTCTGGCATGCGCCACGAGTTCGACAAAATAGAGACTATATCAAATTTTGTTAAATGCATACATTTCTACCCATCAGATCGGCTGGATGGCAATCACCTAGACAAGAAAGATCTTGTTACTGAATCCTTTATCGATATATCAAATATTGACGATTTTGACGTTTCATCCACGGTCGCTCGCCTTAAAACGCTAGCGACAATGAAAGAGAATGGCATAAAAGGCACCAGAAACGGCAGGTCCATGGAAGATCCAACCAAGTACAAACATTACGCTCTCAAAATAGAGTATGATCGACGCGAGAAATATAAGAATAAAAGATTATTTGTGACAGGAGACTTGCCAAAGGGAGTTAAATTTGATATAACTAATGAGAGCGTTTTGTTGTCCCAGTTAGCCGACAAGACACATACTTCAAAAGTTGAGAGGCAACTAATACTTGGAAAGTAATACAGAAAATCTTAATACTTTTCATTTGTCAGGAATTATCCCTGTCAGTGGAATAGCCACCGACTTCGGCTTCGAATGGTCAGATTGTCTGATGCCAATTGGAGCCAACTACACGGCCGTCGAACGCGCCGTGGTTGAGTGTGCCTACGCCGGCTGTGAAAACATATGGATCGTCGCTGACGACGACGTTAGCCCTCTTCTGCGACACAGACTAGGAGACTACTTGCAGGATCCGCATTCCATGAAGAAAGCGGCCTTCACTAAGTTTCCAGCTTCTAACTGGAGATCTATACCGATATATTACGTTCCAATTAACCCCAAAGACCGCGGCAAGATTGACTGCTATGGGTGGAGCATTCTGTATGGGGCTATGACCGCATATCACATTTGCCGCAGGTTTAGCCGGTGGACAATCCCAGACCGGTATTACGTCGCCTTCCCTCTTTCAGTGTATAGTCCGTGGATTCCGGAAAAACACCGAACTGCGATATCGAGCAAAAAGCCCTTCTACCTATCAAAAGGTGGAAAAACCATCAAAGATGGAGAGATGCTTGGTTTTACATTTAATGGTGAAGATTTTAAGAGATTCCGAAAAGTTTTACGCGATAATTCTCGTGCCTATACCGCAAACAACCTAGTTGACGGGAAATATCCACAAGAAAAGCTGCCGCCTGAAAAAACATACATTTCTCGCAACTTTACCCTTGACAGGGTTTTTGAATCAGCTATAATTAAGGAGTCTGAAGTTGTAGAGCTTCCATGGCAATACGATATAGTAGATTGGGAAGGTTATTGTAAGTTCTTAGGATCTCCCGAAAGAGCGAAAATAAAACGACCGTCTAAGAAGACTTTAAGCTTTCATAAATTGAACAAAATAGGAGAAGATGAATGAGCGAAGAAAACAACAGGGTAAAGTCAAAGATTCCATTCGTTGGCCTGCATGCACACAGTGTGGCGGGGTCAATATTTGATGCAATTGGTTTCCCGCCCGAACACATGGATTTTGCATATCAGAATGGCTCAGAGGCCCTAGCACTGACAGACCACGGCAATATGAACGGTTTCAGTCATCAGATTCTCCACGCCAAAAAGATGAAAGCGGAAGGGCGCGACTTTAAGCCAATCTTTGGATGTGAAGCCTATTTTCTGCCGAGTGTGGCCGAGTGGCAAGAGGACTATGATCGCATTCGCGAAGAAACGAAAAAGAAGAGCCAGCTAAATAGCGAACTCAGCGGCGCCACCGTTGAATCGGAAGGCGAAAGCAAAAAGGCAATAAAGAACATTCTAAACCGACGGCGCCACCTAGTTTTGTTGGCAATGAACCAGACCGGCCTAAATAATCTCTTTAAGCTTATTTCAGAGAGTTACCGTTCCGAAAATTTCTATCGATATCCGCGAATCGACTATTCTCTTTTAGAGAAGTACAGCGAGGGGGTCATCGCCTCTTCTGCCTGTTTGGGTGGAGTTTACGCTGGAAACTATTGGGAGAATCGAGACGACGGAGAAGAGGCTGTCCTAGAGGCAATGAGGGAAACTACTCGCCGAATGGTTGACATCTTCGGGGACAGGTGGTTTGCCGAATTACAATGGAACTCAGTTCCGGAGCAACATGATCTGAACAAGTACATTATTAAGATGCATGAGGAGTTCGGAGTCGAACTGATTTCGACTGCAGACAGTCATTATCCCGATCCGGATGCCTGGAAGGATCGTGAGCTTTATAAGCGCCTAGGTTGGTTGGGCCGCGGCACCCCTGACTGGATGGAGGATACTAGCCTGCCCCCGGGGGTCGAGGAGATCGGGTATGAATTATATCCGAAGAACGGCGATCAAATGTGGGCATCCTTCAAACAGTATGCAGCTGCAGCCAACGAGACATACGACGAGGATATGGTTCTTAAGTCTATCACAAACACTCACGACATCGCAATGAATCGCATTGAGGATTTCGAACCGGACACAACAGTTCGACTACCAGATTTCGTTGTACCAGAAGGAGCTACCGCTACTCAGGCACTTACTCGCTTGGCAATCAATGGCCTCAGGGACTTGGGACTACAGGAAAAAGAAAACTACCTACGCCGACTAAAGATGGAGCTAGGTGTCATCGATGATCGCGGCTTCAGTAAATACTTCTTGACGATGAAGGCCATCGCCGACCGCGCAAACACAATTCAATTGACCGGCCCGGGCCGCGGATCCGCAGCAGGTTCCTTGGTCGCATATGCGCTGGGAATAACACAGGTTGATCCTATCCGGTGGAATTTGCTGTTCGAAAGATTCTTGCGCAAAGACGCAACTGACTATCCGGATATTGATTACGATGTCGCCGATCCAATGAAGTTAAAAGAGATTTTAATTGAAGAGTGGGGTGAAAACACCGTAGTACCGATTTCGAATTGGAACACGCTGCAGCTGCGCAGTTTAATTAAGGATATTTCAAAGTTTTACGGAGTTCCGTTTACAGAGGTCAATCCCGTAACTAGTAGAATGATCAGAGAGGCCACCCCGGCCGCTAAGAAGAAGCATAATATTAAGAGTGGAGTCTACAATCCAACATGGCAAGAGGTCATGGAATTTAGCTCATCGCTTAAGAGCTTCCTGGCGAAATACCCACACATCAAGACCCACGTTGAAATGTTGGTTGGACAGGTTCGCTCCTGTAGCCGCCACGCCGGCGGAGTTGTTATTGCGGAAAACCTAGACGAATGTATGCCGCTAATTAACTCCGGAGGTGTGAGACAGACTCCGTGGTCTGAGGGCCAGAATGTCCGCCACTTGGAGCCGCTAGGTTTTATCAAATTTGATATTTTAGGACTGGCATCTCTTCGTATGATCCAGGGTGCGATTAAACATGTTCTCAAGCGCCATGAGGGGGTAGAAAATCCAACATTTGAAGACGTTAAGAAGTTTTACGAAACTAGGCTCCATCCGGACGCTATCGACTTCGAAGACAAAAAGGTTTACCATAACGTCTTCCACAAAGGCAATTGGGCCGGAATCTTCCAGTTTACTGAGGGGGGCTCTCAGAGGTTCTGTAAGAACGCAAAGCCAACTAATCTGATTGACTTGGCTTCAATTACTTCAATCTATCGCCCGGGCCCATTGGGCGCGAAGGTGGACAAGGCCTTTGTTGAGGCAAAGAAAAACCCGGAGGATGTACACTACATCAACGACACCGTACGCGAGATTACAGAGGAGTCATACGGCTTTTTGATCTTTCAGGAACAGATCGCAATGTTGGCCCACAAGCTAGGCAAGAATCTGTCTCTAGATGAGGGGAACCTTTTGCGGAAGGTGCTAACAAAGAAGGGTACCGGGAAAGACAGCGTAAAGCAGAACATCTATAAGAAGTTTATGGCCGGCTGCAGCGAAAAGGCAATGAGGACGACAACTGCTCAAAAGCTTTGGGATACGTTTGAATACTTCTCAGGATATGGTTTTAACAAATCACATGCGGTTTCTTATTCGATCTTGTCATTCCAGTGTGCTTGGCTGTTGACATACTACCCTGCTGAGTGGATGGCTGCATTCTTGGACAAAGAGCCAGAATCTCGCAAGGAACGCGCCATCAATATCGCCAAGAACTATGGCTTTAATATTCAGGAGGTTGATATTGGACATTCCGGCCGCGTTTGGGAAATTTCGGATGATGGAAACACCCTGATTCAGCCCTTGAGTTCGATTAAGGGACTAGGCGAGACTGCGATTGAACAGATTGTTAATAATCGACCGTTTAATGATGTTGAAGAATTCTTGTTTAATGAGAATATTGTTTATAGTAAACTTAACAAGAAAGCTCTGAGTGTCTTGGTCAGATCGGGTGCGCTGTCCTCACTGAAGGATGAAAGGTTCACTGGTAATAAGCATTTCTGGTCTGCAATTGCGCTAGAGAGACCAAAGAACAAAAAGAAGCTGCGAGAGAACATAGACATGTATGCTCCGGAGGGAGAGTTCACAGAAGAGGAGACGATCCAGAATATTGTTTCCTTGACAGGAGTTTTCCCAATGAACCGGGTTATGGAATCTGGAATTCGCGAGAGGCTAGCCGAATTGTACGTCCCGCCAATCTCCCAGTTCGATCCGGATCTTCAGCTAGCTTGGTTCATTCCTCGCGAAATAATTCCAAAGAAAACAAAGAATGGTAAAGATTATTGGATTCTCCGCGTTATTGACGACAAGGCGGCGGTTACAAGTATTAAATGTTGGGGTGTTCGTCCCGAGAAGGATGTGGTACACTTAAATCGGCCATACATGAGCCGACTAGATTACGATCCGGACTGGGGATTCTCAACAAGATCAATTCGTCATAATTTTAGACTACTAGGATAGAAAGGAAAAGTAAAATGGCTAGAAGAATAAAGACAACGACAGGAAGAAGTGATAAGGCAAATAAGAAGAAAAGCGCGCAGGGTTGCGGCAAGTTCACTAAGTGGCGACGCCCCGGCCCCAACGGCGGAAACAAGAAATACCGCAAGAAGTATAGGGGACAAGGACGATGATCGCTGACATAATTGTCGACCTACAATATGGTGATTGCGGGAAGGGCAAGGTAACTCACCACCTTCTACGTACTTTGAAATATACTCACTGTATTCGCTATAACGGCGGGTGCAATGCTGGCCACACTATCTTCCATGAAGGCAAGAAGTTTGTGACACATCAAAAAACTATGGTTTATGCTGTGTTGTAATACTATATATTATAGGAGGTATTGAAAGATGAACTATAAAATCTGCAAAACCTGTAATATTGAGAAACCTGCCAAGGACTACTATAAACAACAGGGCGGAATGTTGGGTGTCAAAGCCCACTGTAAAGAATGTTATACTCGCATCCGCGCTCGGAACAAGTCTGAGGCTACGCGAGAAAGAAATAGGATTCGACAGCGACAATATTATAGAGACAACACTGAGCTTTTAGTAGCGAAGCAGAAAGAGTATTACGAGAATAACAAAGATAAGGTAAAGGAATACCGTAAGCGGCCGCTTGTTCGATATAAGAAATATATTCGGGGCGCCGAAGAGAGAGGGCTCGACTTCTCTCTTACCGAACAGGAGTTTCTGTCGTTTTGGCAAAAAGAGTGTTACTATTGTGGCGCCATACCAGAAACCATAGGGATTGATAGAATGAGAAATGAAGAAGGATATAGTTTGGACAATGTAGTTGCATGCTGCAAAGATTGTAATTTTTTGAAGCACAACTTGACACCAGAGGTCTTTCTTGATAGGATAAAGAAGATATACAATTATCAAAATAGGAGTTAGTAATGATAGCAGATATAGTAGTGGGATTGTCTTTTGGAGACGAAGGAAAAGGAAAAGTAACGCATCAGCTTTTAAAGTCAGGCAAATATACACATTGTCTGCGGTACAACGGGTCTAATAATGCCGGACATACGATTTATCACAAGGGTGAAAAGTTTGTTCTGCATTCTATTCCTATGGGCGTCTTCTTTGGCGTCAAGTCAATCATCGGCGCAGGATGCGTCGTAAACCTTGAGCAGTTCTTCAGCGAAATCGAAATGCTGGAAGAAGGTGGCATCCCCACCGAAGGGTTGGTTTGTATTGCCAACAGTGCGCATGTTATAACGGATGAGCACCTAGAGGAAGATGGTAAAGAATTCTCGATTGGCACAACGAAGAAGGGGAATGGGCCAGCCTACCGCGATAAGTATGCGCGCACCGGAACCCGAGCCGAAGCCGTAGAAGCCTTAAATGATTATACTGTAGATCTGTATAAAGAACTACATTCTGCCTCTCCCACCGTTGTGCTGCTAGAGGGTGCTCAGGGTTTCGGCCTCGATATTGATTGGGGTGATTACCCATATGTTACATCCAGTCACTGTACTAGCGCCGGCGCCCTGTTGAATGGGATTCCACCATTCTCTGTAAGAAAGGTTTACGGTGTTGCGAAGGCGTATGAGACATATGTCGGTGCAAAGAAGTTCGAACCCGATTCTCCTATATTTCAAAAATTGAGAGATGTCGGCAACGAATACGGTGCAACAACCGGCCGGCCCCGGCAATGCAATTGGACAAACTTGAGCCTTTTAGAAAAGGCCGCTAAGATCAATGGAATCACTGATCTCATCATAAACAAGGTTGATGTGATGAGGGAGGTGGGCGAGTGGAATCTCAGGTTTGATGATTCTATGATTACGAGACTTCAAGAGGAAGAAGCTTGGAAGAATTATATAAGATACTTCTTCAACAAAAAGATAAGAAACCTAACAATTTATTTTTCAGAAACACCAGAAAGGATATAAAATGAAAATTACAACAACATACTCTCCCTTACTAAAGGATCCCGAATTACAGAGAAACCCTGTTATTATCAGGGTTAACGAATTTAATAATCGAGCAGCGAAGGATTTTGAGACACAGATTACTCGGGCCCATAATACCGGACAGCCTGTTATTCCAATTGTCATTGATTCGTATGGAGGGCAGGTGTATAGCCTTATGAGCATGATCTCCTCTATTAGACACTCAGAGTTACCAGTCGCGACGATTATCGAAGGAAAGGCGATGTCTTGCGGAGCAATTCTGTTTTCTTTCGGTGCCGATGGCATGAGATTTATGGATGCTGACGCAACGCTGATGATCCATGATGTTTCATCGGGAATGTGGGGGAAGATCGAAGAGATCAAAGCCTCTGCCGCAGAAGCTGAGAGATTGAACCAGAAGATCTATCGCATGATGGCGACCAACTGTGGGAACCCGGAAGAATATTTTTTGGAAATGATTCATGACCGCGGCCACACAGACTGGTTCCTTGATGCAGCAGAGGCTAAGAAGCATAATTTAGCAAACGAGATCCGAGTTCCAAAATTTAATATTCTTGCGAACGTCGCGATCAATTTCGAATAGAGGTTATTATGAGTGTTGGACCTAATTTATGGAAGAAGGAAGGTGGCGCCGTTGGGTTTAGTTCGAAATCTGTTGAATGGGATACCCCGGCCGCATTCTTTCAACGTTTGGATTTAAGTTTTTCATTTACTTTGGATCCTTGCGCAACAGAGAGAAACGCAAAGTGTAGCAAATTCTACACCATTGAGCAGAATGGCCTAGAGCAAGATTGGGGTGGGGAGACTGTTTTTGTTAACCCGCCCTACGGCCGCGGCATCGGTGCCTGGGTTGAAAAGGCTTATAAGGAGAGTAAGAAACACAATACGACAGTTGTTATGTTGATTCCCTCTCGCACAGACACGAAGTGGTGGCACAATTATGTTATGAAGGCCAAAGAGGTTTATCTTCTTAAGGGAAGGTTGAAATTTGGTGATTCGAAGAATGCTGCGCCATTTCCTTCTGCAGTGGTGGTATTTGAGTCTGACAGTCTTCTAGCGCGCACCCCCTCAACCAATCCGCGCATGTTTTCATTAGAAAGGACATAGGTATGAAAAAAATTAGAAAAGTAGTAAAAAAGAATAAAAAGAAAGAGTCGAACGATGCACTTTCTGCTTTGGAGAAGAAGGCTAGCCTCTTCTTAGATATGCCGTCTGAGTGCTGTGTGTGCAGCGAAGAATTCGATAAGGAAGATAAAGAGATGGTAGAGACTTGGCAGGTTTCAGTTTATGAAGAAAGAAAGCTGGTTAGATTAACCTGCCCAGTGTGTCACGGCAAGGTCAAAAATTTCATTGAAAGGATAAGAAATGAACAGGAATAACAAAAGTTTTACGACCAACACATATGGCAAAGTAGAATACACGTATGAACAGGAACGCCAGTTTGCAGAATCTCTTTCGTACGATGATGTACTTTTAAAACCACAGTATTCTGAGATCTTGAGTCGTTCAGATATTGATATTGGCAGCGATTTAGGACTCAACCATCGCCTAGGCTTGCCTCTGATTGCCGCGCCGATGGACACAATTTCCGAAGCAGACATGGCCCTATCTATGGACCGCTCTGGCGGAATGGCAGTATTACATCGCTATAATACACCGGAAGAGCAGGCAAGGGTGGCATCGACAGTTATAAAATTGCATGGCGCAACCGTCGCCGCGGCCATTGGGGTTTCGGACGATTTCCTAGTACGAGCTACAGCGCTCTATGAGGCTGGTGTGCGCACTTTCTGCTTAGATGTGGCCCATGGACACCACATTCTCGTACGGCGAGCTATAGCGTCTCTGAGGCTAACTTATGGTAATAAAATTCATATCATGGCTGGAAATGTTGCAACGCTTGAGGGCTTGAATGACCTATCTGATTGGGGCGCTGATAGTGTTCGTGTCGGAATCGGCGGCGGCTCGATTTGTAGTACTAGGATACAAACTGGCCATGGCATACCAACATTCCAATCTGTACTGGATTGTGCTAAAACTGACCGCGATGTAAAGATCATCGCTGACGGAGGAATTAAAAATTCTGGCGACATTGTAAAGGTTTTGGCTGCCGGCGCAGATTTTGTTATGGCCGGTTCTATACTTGCCGGAACAGACGAATGCCCGGGCGAACTAATAAAGACTCACGATGGAGAGTTCAAAACCTACAGAGGCATGGCCAGTAAAGACGCTCAGATGGACTGGCGCGGCCGCACATCATCTTTAGAAGGTGTCTCAGCAGTTGTTCCATATAGGGGCCCCGTCGCCAATGTTTTGCAGGATCTAGAAAGAGGTATCCGTAGTGGCTTTTCGTATTCCGGCGCAAGCTGCTTAGTTGAATTACAGGCAAAGTCTAAGTTCATTAGGCAAACTGGCGCCGGCCAATTGGAAAGTACAACTCACATTAGTGGGCGATAAGATGGAAGATGTCAAACTATCCAAATTGAGCTTTTTTGTTGATCCAAAAACACATGAGGATTTTCGAATAAGATTACATTACGATGGCTTTGGTAGTCAAAGTTATTTTTTTAAAGCTTGTCTGTTTGGCTACCTGACACAGAATGATAAGTTTATGGCTTATATCGATTCTTTCAAGGAAGACAATCAAGTTCAAAGTTATATGAAAAGATATAAGTCAACTAAACTAAGAAAGTCCGGCCAAGAGATTAAACAAAAGCTGGGCTTATCTGAAGAGGACATAGAAAACATATTCGATATACTAGAACAGGAGATGGTAGAATTATGAAAAAATGCGCACAGAAGTGTTTAATATCAAGTAAAACGTGTGATCGGGACGATTGCAGGATGTGGATAGACTACGAGGACGATCTTAATTGTACTCTGGTTTGTGCTTACAAGAATGGCCCATTGACTCTAAGAGAGGTAGCAAAAAGGGAAAAGCTTAGTTTCGTTAGAGTAAAACAAATTCAAGACGAAGCCATAGAAAAGATATCCAAAGTTGACTCTCTGGAATGACGTAAAAAAATAGCTTTTAGCAGAATTAACATCTATTTATATTGAATAAGGAAACTTTAAAAAGTTCCAACCCAGGAGAATTCTTAAGAATGTCACAGAAAACTACACTACTTAACGAAGCCCAGATTCGTAAGTTCATGAAATTGGCCGCTATCGGCCCCTTGGTCGAAACATTTATTGCGGAGACCGAAGAAGAGGAAATCGAAGAATCAGCTTCCACAGAAGAAGATTCTGAATTAACCAGCGAAATGGCAGATGTCTATCGCGAAGAAGACGAAGAGGAAGCCATGCCGGCCGACCTCGACGCTGACCTAGAGGAACCTGCTCTAGAAGAGCCTGCCCTAGAAGAGCCAGAGCTTGATGCCCCTGCCGCTGACGGCGAAGTAAGCCTGTCTGACGAAGAGGTACAGAGCCTTGTTGATCTCCTCCGCGCTGCAGAGGGAGTTGTAAGCAAGCTTGAAGCTGCTCTGGCCCCTGCTGAAGAGGAAGCGGGAATGGAAATGGACCTAGAGGAACCTGCTCTAGAGCCAGAACTTGATGTCCCTGCCGCTGACGGTGAAGAAGACGAACTAGAAGAGCCAATGATGCAGGAGATCGATGATGATCTCTTGGAAACTGTGCTCAAGAAGGTCGCAAGCCGCTTGGCAACAAAAAACACCACTGAGGCAACAGAGTAAAAAAAAGTATTGACATCTTAAGAGAAATTCTCTATAATAACAGCTGTGAGTAAAATCACGGCTGTTTTTTTTTGGAGTTATACATATGGAAGAATTAGCTAATCTGAATTCTGTTTTATGGTTTTTTATTGGAGTGTTGGCATGCCGATTTGTTTCGCGACTTATCGATATATCTCACGCTGCTATGCTTGTAACAGAGGCCGTTAACGCCACTTTACTTATGTTAGCGAAGTTGCACGAAGACATGGCCTTCGTCATGGAACTCAAGCGCAAACACATGCATGCTTCCGACATATCTCCAGAGAGAATCAGAGATTTTGAAAAAATGGATGAGAGGGCTATCGAAGATTGGAAAAGTATGGTAATATCAAATATGATCTCCCGAGCCCCATCTTCGTTTGGAACGTTTCTTAGGTTTTCAAACTGGAGAGAGGCCATGGCGCACATTAACGAAATTCAAAAAAGAAAGTAGAAGAGGACACTATTATGCCACTAAAGAATATAGAAGATAGTTTAGAATCTATTGCATGGAAGACGAGCGGTACCGACCCTTCCGGTCCAGTGAAGATGAAACTACAAGTAGATAAAATCCCAGGCCTCAGAAACTTTAAACGAATAGTCCGAGAAATGGAAAGCGAAGGTTGGTCTGTCGTCGGCGAGGGTCTAAACGCTAAGAATCAAAACTTTATGATTTTATGTGCGAGAAGTTTCCCTTCATATTCTGGCTGGGTGTCCTGGGCAAAGGGATATCCATACAGGCTGCAGGAGATCAGCCCCACTACAGATCGCCCAAAGAGGATTAAATTAGGAAAGGGATCACAACTGCGCCCCGGCCGACCCCGAAAGGAAAAGTAGAAATGCCCGAAGAAGCAGGCCCCCGAATTATTGGATTGTATGGGGATATTGACGACGAACGCGCCGCAGATACATTGAATGGGCTGATTGCACTTCATCACGACAGATTTCGGTTCGAACCAGTGGACCCCGACGACCCGGACTGCGAAGAGTTTCGGGAGATCGTACTTCCTATAGAATTGTTAATCTCCACCGGCGGTGGAACACTGGGTGACATGTTCGCAATCTATGACACACTTCGTGTATTTAGGGAAGAATGTGAAATCCGGACTCACGGATTGGGTAGAGTGATGTCCGCGGGCGTCCTCCTCCTTGCTGCCGGAGAAAAGGGAAAAAGAAAAATTAGCAAAAACACCAGATTGATGATTCACAGTGTTTTGGGGGGAGACTATATGCCATATCCCTCTCTTAAGGTTGCGATAGAAGAAGCTAAAACACTTCAGGACATGATGTTCGATGCGCTCGCAGAAGAAACAAACTTGACAGTAGAGCAGCTTAACAATATGGCCAACAACAATATTGACAAGTTTTTTTCAGCAGAAGATGCCGTAGAGATGGGAATTGCTGACATTATTGTATGATAATAACTACTTAGTATTAAGGGAACAAAATGTATGTCAAACTTAGATAATTTAATAAAAGAACATTATTCCGAAACCCCAGCCTTCGGACTAGAGCAGATGGTGGGCCTCATTGAAGAGGTCATGGACGAGAATAAGGAGCTTCTTGAGTCATTGTCGGCTGACGACGCCGCGAAAATCATGCCCATCGATGAAGCCGCCGATGGCCGCTTCAGTTTTGACATTCCCATTCCAAGCACGGTACCGACCGAGGCATGGGGGGACCCTAGCAGCCAGTCACGAAAAGATATTGCTAGGATCTTTGATTCTATCACCAGAGAGCCCAGCATAAGAGCTAGAATTACGCACGTTAACTCTTTTCTCGATCCAGCGCAGGCGGCGAGGAAAGCCCCGGGCGGCAAAGTTAACACCGTCTTGAATATGATGCAAGTCATTGAGTCCCTACAGGCCTGCCTTAACGACTATAATGAGTCCTCTGCCGGCTTCGTGTTTGAGGGTTTTATGGCCGCTCTTACAGGCGGCAAGCAGATCGCCGGCCGAGTAGGCGGTACACTGCCAATTGAAGACTTTGTTGCATTCTCGGAAACGGGAGACAAAGAAGTCCCCACCAGCCTAAAGTTGCTCAGTCCCAATACCACGATCCACGGAAGTTTCACAAACTTAGTGGATTATCTCTTTATCAGAGGAGGCGCAGGCCTGCCGGAGATTAAATATCTGATTGCCCTCAAAGACGTTGAGGGCGAGACCGTAACAAAGTTGGCCCTATTTGATTTTATTATCGGTAGAGAAAACTTTGTGGATGTAATGTTACAATCAAACAACGGTGCTCTCATTGGCGAAAACGCCGCAGCCATGGCGGAACACATTAAAAACTGGCAGAATTCTCCAGAGTGGAGAGTTAAAATGGCAAAAATTCTAGAAACGTCGCCGGGCTATACTAAGGGTAGGGGCATGTTCTATGCCAATCTGAGCCCCACCGGCGAGTTTGACGACACGGCCGGCCCAGCCGCAGATCCTGAGAAGAAACGTCACCAGTATGGGCTAGCCACCGCACAGGGAGAGATGACGGCCCTTTTGAACGCCACAAAGAGAGCCGGCTCCGAATCTGCCCACGGCACCGGACCGACTTTTGAAGATTGGGTCAAGAACCTAGATTTGGACATGTCAGGTTATAGTGACAATAAAGTAAAGAAAATCCTTGATCAGATTCGTACTGCATGGGATAACGGCGCCAAATCTGTTGACTCGTCTACCGATCTCGCCGAATCCTTTTACGGTTTTGGCTCGTTTCATGAAAGAGAGAAGCTTCTAATGAAAGAGGAACTACTGTCGGAGGCCAGCAAAGATGCCGGCAGTCAGTGGGGTCTTAGTCGCGGAAACATGAACAACTTAAGGACTCTGCTGAGAACTGAATACTATGGAGAGCTTAATTTATCACAAGCCAATATCTCTCAACTCTCAAAAATCTACGCAGAGAAGCTTGGAGAGGATCTAATGTTGTTGCTGCAAACAACAAAGACTTTCACTGAGAATATCGGTAAATACTTCAGTGTTGAAGATCGTTCAGAGGCCGCCAAGGCTAACAAAGATGCTATTTCTCAAGGTGGTCAAATTATTACCAGCCTTGCGCAAGACCCGGCCGATAAAAAATAAACTTATTAATTAACAATTGTGCAAAATTGTATAGAATAATACAGTATACATACAACATGGAGGATATGTGCCTAATTGCAAATTTAATTCCCGCAGAGATCTAAATGAAAAGGTTCTGAGCGGAGTAAACACTTTAGCAGACAACGTTGCTGCTACTCTTGGGCCCAAAGGCCGAAACGTAATATTACAAGAAAAGGGCAAGGAACCTTTTATTACAAAAGATGGCGTCACTGTTGCCACTTTCGTTCATCTAGATGATGAGTTTGAAAACGCAGCTGCGCAAATTATTAAACAAGCATCTTCACAAACAAACACTGCAGCGGGAGATGGCACAACTACGGCAACAGTATTGGCCCGGGCCATACTAGTGCAAGCGCAGAAGTTTCTGTCTGCCGGCGCTTCCCCCGTAGAATTGAAGAGGGGCATAGACCGAGCAGTCGAAGCGATTGTTGTCAGGTTAGACGAACTCTCAACTCCGATCACGAGCCTAGATGATATTAGGAATATCGCTACAATTTCCGCCAACAATGATCCTCAGATTGGAAAGTTGATTGCAACGGCTGTCGACAGCGCTGGTAAGGACGGTGCGATCACTGTCGAAGAGGCTCGTTCGGTGGAAACAACTTTAGACCTGATCGAAGGTTTTAGGTTCCAATCGGGATACGCAGCATCTGCTTTTGTTACAGATGAAAGAAGAGCTGCCGTCAAGTATGACAGCCCTCTATTGCTAATCACCGATAACAAGATCGAGGCCGTTGAGCAGATTCTCCCGACTCTGGAGACGATCTCTCGTGACGGCCGGCCCCTGGTTATAGTTGCAGAAGATATCGATGGCCAAGCTCTAGCAGCGCTGATCATGAATTCTATTCGCGGCACGCTGAAGGTTGCAGCTATTAAAGCGCCGCGCTACGGAGAAGAGCGAAGGAACATTCTCAGCGATCTGGCCCTCGCTACTGGGGCCACCTTTATAGCCCGAGATTCCGGAATTGATTTAAGAAATGTTAAATTAAACCACCTGGGTCAGTGCAAGAGTATCGACATAACGAAAACTACAACCACCATTATTGGCGGCAAAGGTGATTATGAAAACATCGACAAGGCTGTTGAGCTTCTGAAGGCAGAAATGGTGCAAACAGACTCTATGCGTGAGAGCGAGAAGGTTCAAGAAAGAATCACTAGACTCTCTAGTGGCATCGCCGTCGTCCGCGTAGGCGGGGCAACCGAAGTTGAGATGACAGAGAAGAAGCATAGGATAGAAGACGCTCTAGAGGCCGTAAAGTCGGCCCAGGAGGCCGGAGTCCTCCCCGGCGGCGGCATTGCCCTCATTCGCGCCACAGCGGCTCTAGAGGTCGATGTAGAGAATGAAGATCAACAATTGGGTGTGGAGATAGTGAAGAATGCTGTGTTTGAGCCATTGAGGCAGATGGCAAAGAATTCCGGAGAATCCCCAGATTTGATCGTCGCGGCTATACAAGAAGAGTCGGCCCATCGCGGCTATAATTTTAGAACATGTGAGATTGTTGATATGCTTGAATTGGGTATCATAGACCCAACCAAGGTTACACGCTGCGCCCTGCAGAATGCAGCTTCGGCCGCTGGAACTCTAATCACAACTTCACATGCTATTGTTGAAGTATAGCACTATTTAAGGTGATACTACACTAGGAGTGCATGTACACATGTCTATGGACGAAACACAATTAATACAGTCTCTAACTGAGCTATCGGGCAAGATCGAAATCTTACTTGAGAAACAAGATGAGCTAGCAGAGAATGTTAATAAAATAAAAGAAGCAGTATATAACCCAGATTCGGGATTGTATGCTAGACTTACTGCCTTAGATGGTAGAATTAAGGCCATTGAGTCATGGCAAGCAACCTCAAACAAAATTACATGGTTGGTTGTTTCAACTGTTTTTGCCCTCACAGTTACTACTATCTGGAAAGTAGTTTTTCCTTGACATATAAATGTCAGGTGATATAATAAAAATAGAAAAGGAATTACACATGCGAGTAAAAGTATCATACACCACAGATGTTGAGACAGTGCCAGAGGAGGTCGGAAACATCATTAACACAGTTGCCAACTGTTTATCACGAACTGGATTCGATTTAAACGGGGTAACTTCCAACCTTGTGCAAAACCCAGACGAAAGTCTTTTATCTGCTGGTCAGACCCTAGACGTTGTACGCCGTCGCTTGGCAACGTTAGATTTGAAGCTGGCAGATTGCCAGAACATCTTGACCGCTTTTGTTGAATACAAGAATAACCCGCCAACTGATGAAGGCGAACTTTCTTTGAACGAGGAAACCCCAGTTGTTGAATCCGACTAAAGGAGACTTGGTACATGTACCGGCCTCTGTAGTGCTCTGTAAGTTTGTTGAGGCATCTGATGATGTTCGAATGTTTACAGAGACGGAAAAACCAATGACGGCAGTTTTTCTAGAAAGACAAGATAACAATCGATGTAAAATATATTACAATGGCGACTATTGGTGTATACCGATAGGCGACTTGTACACACAGTGAGGTAATAGATGTTTGTTAAGTTAATTGAAGTTAAGAGAGTTGCCGGGGACAATCACGGTTTCCTGGGAGCGAACGATAAATTCACTCTAGGAGAAATATTTCTAAATCCAGAACAGATTTCTCACATGAAAGAAGATTTTCAAATGGAAAGGTGGCTCGCCGAGGGCCTTCTCCCCGAAGGTTTGAATAGCGCCCAGAAGTTTACAAAGGTTTTCATTAATAGGTCTGGTCGTACAGCCGCAGTAACAGTTATCGGTGAAACTCCGTCCGTTATGGAAAAGATCCAAACTGTTTCTATAACACACAAACAACTCTTGAGAGGCTAATATGTTGAAGACAGATGAAGATATACAATTTGTAGACAAGCCATGGGGCTATGAGAGGATTTGGGCAGACACAGAACACTATGTCGGCAAGTATCTCTTTATAAAAGCCGGCCATTCTTTGTCTAGGCAATTTCACAAGGTAAAGGACGAGACGGTATATGTGCTAGCTGGCCCCCTTGTGGTGGAAACTGGCCCAGAGCACCCTGAAGATGAAGTGAGACAAATTGGTGTTATCGAGGGTGAATCGCTTAGGATCCATCCGGGGATGGTTCACCGCTTCTGTGCCACTGCTGGCGCTGACGTTGAACTGATAGAAGTTAGTACAAACCATTTAGACGATGTTGTGCGCATCGAGGATGACTACGGAAGAGTTCCTAATTTTTCTGCTTGACATACCATTTTCTGTGCTTATATTATATATACGAACTTGAGCACAGGAGGATATAGTATGAGTTTGTTTCCAGTATTACGACACGATAATTTTTTTCCAACAAAGAGTCTTTTTGATTCTATTTTAGATGATTGGGCCTTCGCGCCATTGATTACTAAGAGCCAAATTGGAGATCTCAATTTAACAACAAAGGTTCAGACCAAAGTTACTGAATTGGAGACAGAGTATCGTATTGATGTTGTTGTTCCCGGTCTAAGTCGCGATGATCTTATCGTTGATATTGATGACAAGAACGTTGTCGTTTCACATGAAGTGGAGCAACAAACAGAGGGTGCCGTCTCTTACGGCTCTTTCAAGAAGCAGTGGAAACTTCCACAAAACACAAACATTGAGGAAATAGTAGCAAAGTATAGCCAGGGTATACTTTCTATTTGCGTACCTAAGCACGCTAAAGTCGTCGCTCCGTCAAGGCGCCTTGAGATTGGTTAGTTAAAATCCTTTTTTCTCTGAAATGGGCAACTTCGGTTGCCTTTTTCATTTAAGAACAACTAATTATAATAACCACTTGTGTGAGTACAACTAATGAAAACCCTGCTTGAAGACTGGCGCCGCTTTCAACAGGCCGCCCCAGAGAAAAAACAAAAAGTTTCTTTGCGAGAAAGCAAAGAGATATTAAATGAGATTTCTCGCCAAGCCGCAGATAAAATCTACGACTGGATGGCCGACGCCGGCGCCGAAGATTATTCTTTTAACGATCTTTTTGATGGCCGCATGCGTTTGGCCTTTCCGCTCCGCTCCCAGGATGAAGAAAATTTAAAAACAATTGTTTTCTCCCTTCGTCAAGATGGGTGGTCACTCCAGGGCTTTCCGTTTAGTGTATCCACGGTGAAACAAAAAAAGAAGCGCCTAGGTACCGGAGAAACTTACGAGGTTGAGGAGCAAGTTGCTAAATTAAACATATACAGGTCCCTGGAGCGTATAATACCTAAGGGCCCCCGCGCCGGCGAAAAGACTGTTAAAAAAGAAGAGACAACAATGTCTCGCGCAATTAATAAATCAAAGGATATCCCACCAGACTTGAAAAAGTGGTGGCAGAACAAACAAACATTCTATACTAAAGAGGGCAACCACAAAAAGATAGAAATATACTTCCGCGCCGATCTTACCCCGTCTGACTTCGCTAGCGATATGACTGTTATTATGTCCAGGCATCCTATCGATGTGTTAAGGATGAGCGATATCGGCTCCATCTCCTCTTGTCATGCGGAAGGAAATAGCCACTTCAAGTGTGCAGTAGCTGAAGCCAAAGGTCACGGCCCAATTGCCTACTTGGTGCCAACTAAAGAACTCAAAAGCCTCCTAAGTGGCACAAAAGATGCCGGCGGTCAGGCATATCTAGGCGACTATCAGCGACCAGAACTAGAGAGTCTGGAGCCAGAAGCTAAGAAATACATTGAAGATTACATTAACGCAAACATCAACTACAAAGAAGATAGCGTTTTACATCAACTCTTCGTGAATAACAATAAAGAACAAATAGAGCAAATGACAGCCCAGCTAGCCCCGAACATGCGCCGCACCGACGCCTGGAGAAGCGCCAGAGACAGAGGGGAAACTTGGGCTGATGACATTACTGTTGCAGCCCTGGAAGACGCCTTGGCCACTAAGGTCAAGGGCGAAGAGTGGGAGCCAAACATTGTTGTACCTGACGACACAGACTTGAGCAAGTTGGCTGAGTTTGATGACAAAGAAATCTTCAGAGATCGGCAGCGATCTGTCTCCGGTATTTCTGCTAGTACCAGACTGAGACTGAGAAAGTTTATGAATGACGATGGAGAGGACAACTTTTTCTTTGCTGTGCCGGAGCAAAGAATGTATGGTGTTAAGACTCCAGGCTTCGTTAATGCGATAATCAAGTGGGCTTTCGACAATCAAGAACAATTGTTTGAAAAGGATGGTGAGAGATTGGTCCTCCCGGCATTTGAAGACTTGCATCGATTCGGAGCTTCTTACGAGGACAACAAAGACGGCTCTATCTTAAATTCTTTCTTTAAGGTCGGCGCCGGCGCTGAGCCACAATACGACGCATATAGGAATACCCACAGCGAGTATGATGAAGAAGATGAGCACGCCAATCTGGCCGACCAGTACGAGAATCAGGTCGAGGAGATACTAAATTTTGCCGGCAACACCCTCTCACATGCTAGCGTATACGCAGAGGTGCATTATGACGATCCCGATGCGCCGCCCTATGTTTACGGGTCAGCTAGTTTTTCTCTGGAGTTTGACGAGAACCTGTTTGGATCCGACGCCGGCGCCGAGTTTGAGATACCAGATCAATCCTGGCAAGCCAAGAGCCGCTTTTTTGACGAGTTCGAATCTCACGCGCGCGATAAGCACAACTTGTATCTTTATTGGGAAGACGGAGAAATTAACAGCTACGGGACAACAGTTTCTTTTGAATTTAGAATACCATGGGAAGATTATGAATCCACCCCTGAGGGTTTAAGTGGCTTTGTTGATCACATAAGTTCTGAATTCGATAATGAGTATGAGTCAATCAAATCCGTTATGCGCTCTTTCTTGGTAGAAGAGGGTTATATGCTCCCGTTCCCCTTTGATATTTTTAAGAAAGAACTAGAACCTGAGGACAACGACGACGCTCCGGAATACACACACTGGGATTATGATGTTGAGCCCGGCGAGATTGAATTTAAACTGAAGTCTCCCGATCAGAGGTTTAGAACAAGCAAGTTCAAAGGCATCCAACTAGGAACTCTAGTGAACATCGGATCTACTTCTGGCCAGCAAAATCTGCAAGGGCTTCTGCCTGATATAAGAAGCTTACAATATTCTGAAAAGTTTAACTTAAGCCTGTTTAAGAAATTGAGAACCCTAGAGTCCGCTGCCCGAGAGCATGCCCAGCGACAGTTGACACTCCCGGGCATTGAGCCAGAAATTGTTAAAGAACTTAATTTTCCGAACTTGATGAAGCTCAGAATTGATCAACGTGCCACCGACGCTGCTTCAAGGAAACTTAACATATTCCTCAACCCAGTTATAACAATTGAATCGGACATCGACGACGACGATCTGAAAGCCGTGAAGGGGTTTGTTGACTTTTTAGATAAAGACGAGAACATGAAAGCCTTTATCCACGCCGCCCGTCAAGTTTACGATGAATTCTTTCAAACCTACCAAGCAAAACTGAACGTTCAGCTTGATGTTGAGGCCTCCATAGGCGCCCTTAAAGATGGGTTACACGAGGTGGCTATAGACGAAATAGTTGTATTCGGAAATCAATTCCTGCGCCCCGATACTACGCAGGAAGCCGATCTCCTTCGCGATCTTGCGCGACAGTATATCGGCATGATAGACGGGGTTAGTGCATATGCTACGGCATATACAAAAACGTTTGAGCGCATAAAGAAAGTACAAACCGAGTATCCGAAACTTAAATTACTAGATTTAAGCCTCAATGAGCTTCAAAGTATAGTAGTGCCATGGGAAGATTCCGGACGACCCTCTGACGAGATCCTTGCGCGATTGGGGAAACTCTCTTCGTGGGCAGACCCGCCTCCGAGCGAGTGGCGAGCCTTCGAAGGGCGCCCCGTAACAGAGTCCGAAAAGCTCTTTATGGAACTCAATGATGTTTTAACGTTTTTGAGAGTTCTGGAAAAACATCTTTCTGTCTATCTAGCCGCGGCCCTTCACGATCCGCGCGCGTACTATAATATAAATCTGATGGATGATGTTCCGCAAAGTATCTCCGATCAACTTAAAAAGATTATCTCTGTTATATCTGAATCTAACATAAAAAAGAAATCAAGAATTGCTGTACGCATCAAAAGATAACAGACCCTCCAAATAAATTAAAAAAATATTCAAAAAATGCCGATAAAGGGATTTTAGACCATAGTTACTATGGGTGCGAAAAAGGCACCCCGACCGCGAAAGGTCAGAAAGGTCATAAACATGACAGCAGGTAAGTACATTTTGTAGCTTTATTGACTCAACGCGTCGAAAAGAATCTGGAGGTTCTAATCGTGCATAAAAATCTTATAAGTTTTGCATCAACTTTGATGGGTGCATTTGTTTTACTTATGGGGTTATCGTGCACATCGCAAGCCCCAACAGACACGCAGGCCAATTCAGGCCAATACTTTGATCCCAGTTCCGTTGCCGAAGAGGCCGTTACTCAGGCCGATCAAATGTCAGAAATACTGGAGCGCGCAAGCTTAAGTCCCATAGAGAGGGCCGTAAGAAGCGCCGCAGTTAAGGTTGTCCGCCCGGGCGGTCAAGGTCATGGCTCTGGCTCATATTTAAAATACAAAGGCCGTCATATCGTTGTGACGGCTGCTCACGTTGTGGAAGGCTTTAGGCACATGGTTGTCTCCGGCCGCAACGGAGAGAATGTTATAGGCAGAGTAATCTATGAAGACGAAAGAACCGATCTTGCCGTACTGTCGGTACCGAAGATCAACAGCCGAGTTCCCATGCCATATCGTGTACGCGGATCCCTAGCTAATAAGAACTTAGTTGGCGCCGGCGTAACTTATACGGGCTTCCCGGGCCGCCATGACCTTCTAACGATCATGGGCCGAGTCGCCTCTTTGGAAAAGGGCTATATTGTTGTTAACATGTACGGGTGGTTTGGCTCCTCTGGTTCGGGAGTTTACGATAACCAGGGCCGACTCTTGGGTATTGTGTCTGCCATTGACATAGGTAGCTGGTCTATTCCAATACCTCTAGATAGTTTAGTTTGGGTTGCCCCAATCTGGTCTTTGGATCAGGAAATATTAGACATAAGAATGCAGCTGCAGATCAAAGAAGAAGAAGCTCAGAAAGAGCACAAGCTTCCAGACAGCCCATTGACAAAAGACCCAGCCCCCGACCAGGGCGCTGGAGACCAAACGGAGGAAGATAATGGCGATCTTCCACCACCGATAAGGGCTTTCCCTGGCGGAGAATAAAATGAAACGTATATTCTCCCTAGTATTAATATTATTAACCATAGGCTGCGAGGGAGATTATACAATCCATGGCGGCTACCAAGATCCGGTCTACATCGAGGTTGAAGTGCCAGTCGAAGTACCAATCGAAGTTCCCGGCGACGGCGGCGATGTCTGGATCGACAGCTTTGATCAACCCTACACGATGGACGGGATTGATATTGTCTGGCTGATTGACAAGTCAGGCTCCATGCACCAGCACTCTCAGTCGGTAGTCGACGGCATTGAACAAATGATGCTTTCCCTTCCGCCGTCCGGTTGGAGATTGGGAATCACAACTACAGCATGGCAGGACTCCGGTACTACAGCACAATTCCCGTTGGTCCCGGGAGATAGTGTTCAGGATGCTTGGGATGCTTATAACAACACAGGCACCTATGGTTTAGAAGCAGGCTTCGACGCCCTCTATGCCTACTTGGTGGAGAATTCATATAATCAATCGTGGTTACGGCCAAACGCAGGACTCCTTGTTGTTTTTGTAAGCGATGAGGAGGAACAGAGCAGCCGCGATTTTACTTTTTCACCCGGCGGCCTACAAGATTTTATAAACTGGTACGGTAGCCAGCGACCTTCTGTATTCTTGGCTAGCATTGTAAACCTACCAGCCGCAGACTCGCTTTGTAACACGGGACATCACTCCACATACATCAGCCAGCGTTACATCGATGCAACTAATGCATTCGGAGGCGTCGTTGTGGATATTTGTTCGACAGATTGGGCCCCCGGAGTTCAGGCCGCGACATCTCAGGTTGAGCCCCATGAAGAATGGGAGTTAACTTTTACCCCCATCGAAGACACTTTGATAGTTTTTGTAAACTCTTCAGAATCCAGCAATCTTGATTGGGTTTATAACCCTCTCACCAACAGCGTAGAGTTCCTTCTTGTCCCCCCTGAAGGTTCGCACGTGGAGATTGGTTACGTTATAGATTATTCACTAGGCGACGATGACGATTCTGCAGTTAATTAACTATTTAATACAGTTAAACTAAAGAAAGGTTACAGATGAAGAAAAAGAATATTTCTACAGTGGCCTGCAATACAGATGAGCATGAGAATATATTACCCATTTCTCTGGAAAAACAAAAGGCTTTGCTCGATTTAATAAATCGAAGAAAGTCTGGTATTATCTCTAGAGAAGAACTTAAGGACTTATTGTTCCCTGATCAGCAGTCGACACTGTTCCACTAAAACATTAGGAAGAAGAAAAAATGAAAAAATTACTCCTGCGCGCCTTGGGCCTCGACAAGTTAGAGCAGAAAATTATTAGACTAGAATCTGAGGTAGAGAGATTGTGGGCCATTAATAGAGAGAACGAAGAATTATTAGATTACATTGATCAGGTTCGCAGCCTTGAGAGTCTAATGATGGGTGATCTTCCGGAAGGATCGTTTGATGAGCTAGCAGCTTTGATTGCCCAGACTTCGGAGCCGATTGGCAATGCCTGATGGAGAAAATATATCTTTTCGACGTTGATGGGACTTTAACCGAGCCTCGTCAAAAAATCGACGAGGCCTTCGCCGAGATTTTTCTTAAGTGGGCCTCCGACAAGATTGTTTATCTTGTTACCGGAAGCGATCTGGGAAAGATAAAACAACAGGTCTTTGACGAACTTTTGAATGCATGCACTGGTGTATTTTGTTGTCTGGGGAACACTTTCTACAAAAACGACAAGTTGGTTTTCAAGAAAGGTTTTCGGCCGAAGCTTGAACTGACGGAGGACTTGGAAGCATATGTAGAGGCCTCCTCATATCCTGTTAAGACCGGTAAACATATTGAAAAAAGAACAGGGATGATAAACTTTAGCGTCGTCGGCCGAAACGCGACGAAAGAGCAGAGAGAGGATTATTACGCCTGGGATCAGAAAAACCACGAAAGAGCAGACATTGTTGATTATATTACAAAAGCTTGGCCCAAGTTAGATGTGGCTGTAGGTGGGATGATAAGTGTAGATATTTTTGCCAAAGGGAGGGATAAGTCTCAAGTCTTAAAGCATCTGAAAAAGGAACACGGCTCAGACTTGAGTATTGTTTTCACTGGTGATAGAATATACCCATCGGGTAATGATTATGGTTTGGCTATGGCTCTGGAGAAAATGCCAAACTGCCAACACCTTTCTGTTTTAGGATATGAAGAAACCCGGGCACTAATTGAGTATTCCGAACTATTTAGATAGATACTAGAGGGACTTACCGATGAAACATCTTATGGAAAATTGGAAGAAATACGCCTTATCGGAAAGAGATGGGGAATACTTCCAAAAGATTTTTAAAATAATTGTTAGAGTACACATAAGGAAATCCTCCGCGTCGGATGAAGAGACTATCCGAGGATTTGCAGACAAAGGACAGACTCAGCAAGACATTCGCGCGATTGCAGACGTACTAACCGTTGCATCCCGCCCCGGCGGGCAGAGGGAAACAGACGAAAAATATATATCAGATATGGAGATAAGGTACAGAGTTTCCAAGAAAGCTATAGATCCTAGAGTGGCCGCCATCCACTTAAAGGAAAAGATTAAGAACCTGCCCAGTGTTCTAGCAGTGGAGGGTGGCGAAACTCCGGTAGACGTTTCAAGGAAAGCATGATGAAAATTTCAATTGATAATCTGAGGGAAATTGTTCGCGAAGAGCTAGAGCTTCTAGAAATAGAGAAGATCCAGAAGGCTTGGCGCAGGAAGCATCCGAGAATGAAGGATCGCATACTTAACCGCGGCCCAAACAAAGAAGATGGCGGTGGCGAAGGTATTAAGACCCACGCTAGTACGAAGAGGGGCAATGCCCCGCCGGGAGCAGGAAGATGATAAGTATAAAGATCGTCGGAGACGATAGCGGTATTCTCTCTTCTTTTGAAACGAGAGCGGAACTGAATCAAGATGTTTGGGAGGGGAAAGCCCTTCGCCCTGAGGTATCCGAGAGGTTGGTTGAAATTGCTGAAGACTTTCTAGAAAGCCTAGGCATGGGTGTTTCCAATTGGACCTTGACTATTACTGGTTCTTTGGCAAATTATAATTGGTCTAAGTACTCCGACATTGACTTACACATCATTCTCCCCTTCGAAGATATTGACGAGAATGAAGAATTATTGAGAGAATTTTTTAATGCAAAGCAGGCCGTGTGGAATTCAAAGCACGACATTCTCGTAAAGGAACATCAAGTTGAGATATACGTGCAGAATGAATCGGAGCCTCACATTTCCACAGGCGTATATTCTATATCCGACAACAGCTGGTTGCTAGAGCCGGTAAGGGAATCATCTGACATAGACCGGCCCAGCGTAAGAATAAAGTCCGACACCCTGACCAAGCGAATAAGCCAGATAGAAAAAATGTTCAATGAGGGCAAAGATGAAGAAGTTTATTCTGAGGCTATGATTCTCAAGGACAAGATAAAGAAGATGAGAAAATGTGGCTTAGACAAGGAGGGCATTTTCTCAGTCGAGAACATATCATTTAAGGTCTTAAGAAGAAACGGTTCGATGGGTAGGCTTATTGGCTTAATCAATAGTTCGTATGATAATCTGATGAGCTTAGCGGAATCAGATGATCAAGATAAAGATAACTAACATGAAGATCAATGGCACAGCCGTCATAATTATTGACGCTGACGACCGCGTACTGCTGCTTCGCAGGGAGCCGACAAGCACATGGATGCCCGACAAGTGGGCCTTCCCGGGCGGGAAGATAGAGCCCGGCGAATCACCACCTGCCGCGGCCACTAGAGAGACAAAAGAAGAGACAGATCTAGATATAAGAACTTTGCAGGAATTGCAACCAAGCTATCAAGTACCAGTGTTTCTTTCCGAGGACTGGTCTGGTAAGGTGAAAATAAATGGAGAACATACTGATTTCTCCTGGGTTCACTTAAAGGATGTTGCGAAATATGATACAGTACCACATATAGAAGCCCTTATTAGGAGAGCCTTAGATGTCAGAAAAAAGTGAAATTGAAGAACTGAGTGAGGAGAGCCTTGCGAGCGAGTCTGCAGACTCTATCGAAGAGGTTGAAAAGCTCAAACCGAAGCCGCCACCGAGACTCGCCCCGGAGGGTATAAGAACATTTACTGTTTGTCGGCAGTTTGATGAGACTGGCGTCTCCGGCGAAGGAGTCGTAATTGAAGGTGTAACTCTGGCCACAGGGCAGTGTGTTGTACATTGGCTCTTTCCTCCCCCGCGCGGCGGCATTGCTATATTTGACTCAATGAACGACTTTACTACAGTTCATATCAAACCACACCCCAGCAATAGGACCATCATCACATACGACGACGGGGAGCAACTGGTCTTTGGCACCGATGAATAGGGCATCTACCGCGATATTCTTGTTACTGGCTGTCTTATGGATAACCTTATCGTATGCTTCATATCACGTTAACGGAGAGCTAGATCTTAAGTCGGCGCAGCTTCTAATGACTGGAATTCTCTGCCTAGGTATTGGAATCATTGTTGCGCTCCACAAGGACGAAGAAAGTTAAAAGTATGGAACTAATATCGACACATTTTGTAAAGACTCAGGATGTAGGCTACCACGGCAATTTATTTGGTGGCGTTATGCTAGCATGGTTGGACGAGGCAGCAGCAGGATTTGCAGCCCAGGTCTGTGACACTCCGCAAGTGGTCACTAGGCACATCGCTGGATTAACTTTTGAGAAGCCAGTTCGTCCCGGCCAACTAATTAAGATATATGGAGAAGTTGAGAGGATTGGTAAAACTTCAATAACTTTAAATATTGAAGCTCGCCGTCACAGTGTTTACAACGGAACACAGAAAACAGTGGTGGCAACAGAGATGATCTTTGTTCGCATCGACGGCGATGGAGAGTCAATACCAATAAGCGAGCGAGTTCGACAAAAATATAGATGTGATGGAGATTTTTCATGAGCTTTCATAATAAATGGAGAGAATTTAAAAAGCAGGGTCCCCTGCTTTTAGAGATAGACGAGACGGAAGTTGACCACATTGCAGACTTCTTGTCCGGTATGAAATCAGACGATCTTCCATTCAAACATTTGTTTGGTGATCGCATGCGCCTCCGCCTTCCATTTAGGAGATCGCCAAAGGATGCGAAGCTATCTGAGTGGGAAGGCTCTTTGCGGAACACATCGTGGGTGGTTGACTGGAAGTCTGGAACAATCTCTAGAGATGTGAAGAGTGCAAGAAATCAGCAAACAAGAACTGAAAAGATGAAAATTGGCAAGTGGCTAATGAAGTACATAAGGCTTCGGGGAAAATATCAGTTTTCCAGAAGAGATCAGGAATTCGGCATCGCTAACGATATATTAGCTATTATAGAACCGGAGGGTGAATTCGGTGATCGTGGCGCCCCCTCCGCGGACGCAGAAGAGGCTAAGAAAAAGCTAGCTAGCTTTGTTTCTTTCGATTGGGCCAGAGACCACACAGAGGAATACGCAAAGAAGATTTTAAGTGTTTATCAAAAGACTCGCGGCGAGATGCTTAACATGTCTATCGTTGTGACTCGTCATCCCATCGACGTTTTACGAATGGCCGACTTTGAACACATTCAGTCTTGCCATTCACCCCCCTCTCGCGGCGGCGGCGGTTTCTCCTCATACTATCAGTGCGCAGTCGCGGAAGCTCATGGTCATGGCGCTGTTGCCTATATTGTCAATGACGACCAGTTACAAGAGCTTGTAGGTCCGGACGAGGACGTAAGTGCCCTGGACGATCAAGAATTATTTAGCGACGATGCGCGCGATGTTGAGGGTATTGTGCCGCTCGCGCGCGTCCGAGTGAGAAGGATTGTTTTCAAGACATCTCAGGATGGTCCCCAGGTCGATTTGGCTGTACCGGAAGAGAGAATCTACGGCCCCGATCTCGACGGTTTTCATTCAACTGTGGTCAAGTGGCTGCACACCGCTCAGGAGGGTAGAGAGAAACTATTTCCGAGAAATTCTGAAGGTCAAATTAATCTAGGTCAGTTTAGCATAGTGGGCGGCACCCAGCAGGACACTAGTGCGAATGATATGTTTCAAACCTTGTATCCAGAGGCCGGACACAGCCACAGAGCCGGATCGAAATACTATGGAGCCATTGGAACCAACTATAAACTAGAAGATGAAATCCTAGCAGGCTTGGGCATCGGAACTGCAGCCTTCGAAGCTGAGTTGAAAGATATTGCAATTGTGTGGGACGAGCAAAATTACAATGTACTTCCGTCCAACTACGAAGATCTAGATCTTAACGATATTTTGCGCAAAATAATCCCTACGATAGAAGTCGAAGTGGGTGTCAACGCCGAGGATGGAACGACCTGGGCTTCTCTGGCCGCCAGTCAAAAGTTCAGCATTCCCGTGTCTGAATTCAAAGGCCGCGCGACCGCCGGTAGATTATACAATGATCTGGATCATATAAAAGATGAATTCAACGATATGGGAGTGGATTGGATTGACAGCATTACGGTTGGCCCCCAACGCCGGCACGACGGAGAAGATATGAATAACATTTATATAAACTTTAAGATGGGGTCTGAGAGGGTTTCCTACTACCCCTACATCCACGACCCCACGGAACTAGAGAGGGTTTTAGACAACTTGGCAAAATTCCACTCAGATCGCGAAGGCTGGAAGTCAGAGCTTGAAATGATGCTCAAGCGGTACGATCTGCTAGAGGGCGCCGAACTTTATCAACTAGCCCAGGAGGTTGATAATGCAACCTTTGATGAAAACGGGTGGGACACCGAGGTGGACGATCCGTATAATCCCACAGAGTTGACAGCTGATATATGGGGCATAGAAGTTCGCAAAGACGCTGCCGGCCCCCAGACAGATCGGATACTTTCCTCGCGCGATTTTAAAATTGCTTTAAAGAAAGCTATAGTCTTATCCGCTACACAGAAAGCTTCAGTTGGCGACATTCAATATCCGCCTTACAGCTTCAGCGCAACACACATAAAAGAAAAGACGTACCAATACAGACTTCATTTTGGAGTCACGGACGATTCTTCGGATGCGCAGGTGGCTGTCCTAACCGCCGTGCTAAAACATTTAGATGCAGATGATATACAATTAATTGTCGACAGGACTTTATCAGACATAGTTAATACCGATTCCGACACTGCTCAGAAAAGGTTGAAGGCCATGACCCAAGACTCTGCAAAAGAGCCAGCTTCGGAAACATCAAAATTGTTCGAAGGCTGGAGAAGGTATGTTAAAAAATAGTCAGGTTGTATGCCCAAATTGTAAGATGCCTTTACAGGACACTGAAGACTGTATATACTGTGATTACAAGGAGAAAAAGGGTGATAAATAAGATCTTAGATTGGTTTAGGGGTACTCCCCACCCGGCTACCGCTATTTTATCTGACGATCCGTCTGCGAATTATATCGTATTTTTAGATATGGACGGGGTTTTAGTTGATATGACTAAATTGACGGTAAAAATTATAAACGAAAATCTAGCCATGCTTAGAGATGGCACACCAGTCGAGGAAATACACCCCAGACCCTCAGAGCCAACATACAAGAGAACGTCTAGCCTTTATTTGAATGCTAGAAAGCAATTAGAGAAGCTAGCCGCACTCATGGAGGAAGCCGGCGAAGAAACCATCACATACGCGAGGTTTGAACACTTAACGTTCCTGAAAGACACCGACGCACTTCGAAGCGGTTTGGAGCTTCAAGTGGGTGAATATTTCTTGTCCATGGCCACTGGCAACAGGGACTTTTGGATGAACATGGAGGCTCTACCCAATGCTCAAAAATTAGTAGACATGGGGAATCTAGTCTCCGACGCCTCCGGTGGAGTTAGAATTCTATCCGCGCCGCTGGACAATATAGTTGTTAAAGCGAAGAGAGACTGGGTAAAGGAAAACCTGAAAAACGTACAACCAGAGAATGTTTTCATCGAGAGAGACAAAGGTAAGTTCTTATCAGACTACGAGATGCCTGCGGGAACAGTTCCAATACTTATCGATGATCGGGAAAAGTACAGGAGTGCTTTTGAGTCATCCGGCGGAAAAACGATTCCGTACAATCCGCAAAAAGTTCGCAAATCATTTAAACTAGCCAAGTCCATTCTAAAGAAAATTATCAGCCGCTAGACATTAAATATATCTAATTGAGGGGGCATATGCTACAAAAACAAATGAAGTTTTGTGTTGGCGATTTGGTGAGGTTCGCCGGATGGTCCGATCCTGTCAACGTACTGGACGATCATAAGATGGATCCGGGTACCCTTGGCATAGTCATACAAGTTACGCCACCCGTTGAGGGGGAGGGGTATCTTATGGTGGAAGAATATCTCGTTTGTTGGCCCCGCGACAGCGCGTTCTGGATGTATGAAAACGAAATGGAATTAGTTAACGGTGTCAGATAGAAACATTGAGGTGGGCGATCTAGTGTGCCTGTCGCAACTTGAGCTTTCATTTTCTGAACAACCGACCGACCGTGGTCTAGTCATTGACATCGACAATGGTTTCTATTTGGTACATTGGTCGATTGGCCCCCCTACTCGGTCTTGGCAAACCATCGAGGAAATAATCAAATTAAATCAATATTGTCTTGATTAATTCTGCGTTTCTAGTTATAATAATGGTAAAGAAGAGTAGTAAAAGTAGATATAACATAGGAGATCTGATAACAATATCAGAGGAATTAAGATCAATAACATCAGATTCCGAACCCCCCTTACTTGGGATAGTTTTTGGTGTTAGAGAATCCGGCAATTTTGATATGCATGAGTATCAAATTCTTTGGCAGGACCCCGGGGAGAATATGTCGAGCGAGGAACAGTGGTATCCAGAAATGTTTTTACAAGGTGTTAAGAAATGAAGAATAGAGAATTTAATTTAGGTGATCTGGTTAAACACGAGCTGAGTGGTTTGGGGATTATCATGGATAGGGCATATGTCGAGACAACTGGCGGCGCGCGCTATGCCTATGGCTGGAGAGTATCTTTTCTAAATGGAGAAAACTTTAACGCGTCCAACGACTCGCTGATTCTCATGAACGAGAAAAAGAAAAAGTGATAGAAATTGGCGATCTTATCGCCTGGACTACCAACGCTAGCGACTCCGAACAGGTGGGTATCGTTATATCCGATATCACCCTCGACCGCAACGCCGTCCGAGTGCGCTGGCTTAGGCCCTATGAGTGCAATGGTGATATCATCTGGGAAGACGAAGTGTGGACCTACAGATGTCGTATGCTCTCTAGATCTAGGCCGGCCAAAGCTTCAAGCTAAACAGTATATGGTATGCCGTCCCTTCCGAAACTAAAAGCAGGAGATCTTGTAACGCACGTAAGTCAAACGTGGGTCCTGGGCACGGTCATTATGACAGCCATTACAATTGCCGGCCACTCTGTTTGCGAGGTCGTCGTCATAAGAGACAGACTAGATCCAGAAAATGTAGGAAAGGTTAAGTACCTTAATCGATGTTACTGGACCCTTGTTGAAGACTCAAAAAAAAATAAAACAAACCTTGACTAATATAGATACACGTGCTAATGTAGAGGAGTGGTGAGTGACTTAAATACTCATCGGCCGAAAGGAGATAAATTATGGAAGAGCTTGTATCTTATATTCGCGATGCACTGGAAGGCAAATGTTCCGCTCGTAGTCTCGATGACGAAGATGATTTTGAGGCAGTAATGGAAGAAATAACTCAGGCAATATTTGCTTGGGTTGATGATCATGGGGAAGCTGCGTTTGCTTATGGTTCGCCTCGCGACGAATGGTGAACGAGATATGATCCGATGCAAAGTGGGCGACTTGGTAGAGTATCAAGGGCAGATAGGACTGGTCGTTGCGCACAAGCTATATGATGCGAAGCGTGACGGCTACTTAGTTAGATTTAGCAACGATTCCCATATGGGCACAGAGTTGCTTCTGCCGTCTGAAGTAAGAATTATCTATATTGCAAAAAACATTGAAAACCCAGTTGACATGCTGAGTTTTTAATGATAATATTAAGGCATGAGGTTTTGGTTTATGGGGGCTGCTGGCCTAACGGGTAAGGCAAATGGCTTTTAACCATTCGATTTCTGAGTTCGAATCTCAGGCAGCTCACCAACCAACATTCTTGTCGTTTTCCTGCGAAGTTAAAAAGGATACGATGAGTCAGTTTATTTAGTCAAGGAAAGGAAATTATTATGACTATTGAAATTACATTTAATAAAGTTAGAAACGTGCTCTTTGATCCAGAGGAGGAATATTATGAATTCCTGGCCTTGATCGATGAAACGTTTCCAGAATTCCCAAAGGGGAGAAACCCGCGAAGTGTTAACAAGAACACTACGCTTTATAGGGCAATCACGCACAGTCTTGAAGTTAACGAGAACTTCCACCACTATAGCCGCGGCATCCAGGGTACAGTCTCTGACGTAATGCAGTGCAGCCGTACCGGACGTTTACGCGTCTTTCTCGACCCCTCCCGTAAAGATGGCCACTTTGACGGTGGACACAATCTAGCGGCGATTGCTGACCGTAATCCGTTAATTAATGGAACTCGTTGGGTCAAGTTCAAGATCTTCACTGGAGATTTGACTGACGAGGAAATCCGCCGTCTCGCACATGCAAACAACCACTGCAAGAAGCAGCAGGCGCGCAATGAGGCCAACATCGATGGTTGTTTTGATATGTTTCATACTGCGCTAGCTGATTATGAAGATAACATTTCATACTTCGACGGTGACGAGGGCTCTTATCGCATCGAGACTATTATCTCTATGCTCATTTCGGCGACCGGCCCGTTTGCATACAAGTTCTTCACTGAATCAGATGCGCGCAAGAATTCTCACACAAAGTCTGCGCGAAGCATGTACCGTCGAGGCGTTACTTCGAAGGTTAACTATTTTGTCAAGAGATCTCAGGACTTCGCAAAACTCTGCGAGGGGAAAGATCCGATTCTTAATGAGTTTGTACAGTTGTGGGATTATATTCTCACTGACACAGAGAGACTGTACGGCGCTAGTCAGCTGCGCACAGGGTCATATCGTCGCCTCAAGATCTTTGATTCCGAGAACAACCCACTAACTAAGACTTGCAAGGAAACTTCTTTTACTATTTCTGGTATTGAGAACTCCACCCCAATACCGTCACAGTTTGTAATGATGATCATCAGCGCCCTGTTCCGACACGAACTCCGCGTCAGTCGATCCGGTCAGCTGACTTGGCGAGATGATCTTCAAGAGGCAAAGGAGCGCTGGGCCGACAACGCGCTAATAACTATGAAATCTCTTTCAGATCGGTGGGCAAGCCATCTAGGTACCGGCGGAGATGTTCGAACGTTTATGGAAGATTCTGATGTCTGGGATATGGTTTCTCAGAACCTAGCTTAACAACTTATATAAAGAAAGGATGTATTAATGACTTATCGAGCACATCAAACAAGTGCTGTACTGCTTATCACTTTTATTGTGTTGCTAGTCGCGGCCACTACCAGTAGCGGATGCCAGTCCGAAGCCGACTGTGTTGAACCCGAATTCATTCGTATCGATGGCGAACGCCTAGGTGATTGTGACGACGACGACTCAGCCGACGACGACGACAGCGCAGATGGCTTGTCGTACGACGAACCGATCATCGTGTCTGACGACGACGATTCTGTAGACTTTTAACAAACCCAACCCGCAGGGAGGCATGGGGAGATCAGCACAATATTAAAAAATCACTATTTTCTCCTTATTTATGGTGACCGTGCTAGTCTGATAGATGCCTCTATATTTTAGAGAAGCAAATTATGAAAAACTTAATCTTTTGTTTATACTGCGTTTTGAACGCATGCTTTTATGTAACTCCAGCCTCTCATAGCCACAGCTATCATAGCGGTTACGAGAGCAGTGACCTACGGGTAGAATCTGCGGAGGCTACTTGTGAGTGGAACTCTTTTGTCGGAGAGGCCTACTGGAAATTCGATGCAGAAGTATACAGTCCTTATTGGATACATACGGTTGATGCTCTTATGACAAACAGTCCAGAATATTCTGATATAACTATACGACTTCACGATATGGGTGCCGGCCACTGGGGAGACAATGCCTGGATCGCTATCCCTTGCGCCGCAGCATACGATGTTGAATTCATAGCTTACGACGAGAACGGAAACATCGCGACAAGATGGGATTTGTGGTAGGCTACTCCGAAAACCAGTACATCCTTTTGCGCGCCACCAAACTATTTAGTTAGGACAACATCGTGCAAATAAAAATTACAAAACAATTAATATCAGAAGAGCTTATCAGTGAAATAACCTTCGCGTCGGCCGTGAACAACCTAGGCGGCAAAAAGATGCAGAAAGCTGTTATAGGGTGGAGTAATCGAGAACACCACGACGACTACGACGGAAGCCGTCTTGCCCACGATCCCAAGCTAATCGCTCGCCGAGTAAAAAAAGTGAAAATTTGGCTTCTTGATATTATTCCCGACGACTTAACCGACAATCAAAAGGGGCTAATTGTAACTTGGCTAGCTAGGCTCACAAGGGATTTATCTACGGGTTACATGACAAGTTTTCTTGGGGAGCATTACCCGGGCAACGACGCATGGAGCGACTTTGAAATGTTTTTCCACTATCAGCAGTTTATGTCCGAGAAGGATTTAAATAAAGTTGCAGATCTAGAACACCTTGAAGAGATCGTCAACGCCGCCCGCCCGCAGATTGAAGCATATCAAGAGAAGCAATCTTATATGGATGCAGAAGAGGGCACTGAGGTATTCCGCGACGACGAAGAGTGGTATATTGCAGCCCTCCACAACAAAGGAGCGGCTTGTGAGTTTGGCAAGGGGACAGATTGGTGTACGGCAGCACCCGGCCTAAATTATTTCGAAGAATACTATGAGGAAGATGATCCACTATTCTTCTTTCAAAAGAGGACCAACGACGAGCGTTGGCAATTCCACTATGGTTCAGATCAGTTTATGGATGAGGATGATCATCCAATCTCTAAAGATGAAACTGGACTTTTACACGACCTATTGATGCAAACAGATGCACCGACAAAGTATCCTATTTTAAGGAGTGTCGATGCGCGTTTTAAAGTTATGAATAGGTCGACTTCAGCGGCAGATTTGCATGCACTACTTGATTCTGAAGGAATGGATTACGGCCGCGCCATTGCCATCGCAGCACATCCCGGCGCCGGGGACGAAACTCTTAAGGTTTTGATGGATATGGATCCAGTTAAGGAAGGCTGGATAGCTGTTTACCTTCCTGGCCACTCGCCGGCTGCGCATGGTACTAAATTGAAACAATCCATCGCTGAGAATCCCCACGCTAGCCCAGAAATTCTAGAACGATTGATGCGCCTGATGCGCATCGCCGAAGAAGAGTTTGTGAAAAACAAACAAGACGCTGACCGGACCCGCCCGCTTCGCGGCTCGACCCGTGAATATTACAGGGCAATATATAAGGCTATCGTATATAACCTTAATGTATCGACAGAGACGCTGAGAGATCTATATGCGTATTACAAGGAGACGAGCGGTGTACGCGGGACATTCATGCTGCTAGTGATAGGGGAAAAGATCAGAGCCCGCGAAGAGGAGGGGAGAAATCTCACTCAAGTGGCTCTAGAGGACTATGCGTTTTCTCAAACAAAACTCCCGCCTAGTAATGAAAACCTCCTCGCAAGATGGAAAAATATTATAAATTAGAGTTGCTATTCTGAGTATCCTGTGCTATTATATACTCATGGATGACGATTGCACTAAATTTCGCCTAGGCGCTCTAGTAGAACTTAAGTATTATCAAGGAAGCGTGTTGGCAGTTATACTGCAAAACCCCCCTTTTCTGTGGGACAGAATGAAAGTTCAAATGATTGGCGAGCCCCGTCCCGAAATAGTAAAATGTAGCGATTGGGTACTGGCATGTACCCATCCCAAGAATTGAATTAAAAAACGATAGTTTTATGGGGGTGTATCCCAACCGGCAGAGGAAATCGACTTAAAATCGATCAAGTGTGGGTTCGAATCCCACCACCCCTACCAAAATATTATGAAAGACTATAAACCACATATTACAATGCTGAAGGTTGAACTAAAGAACAAAGACGAAAATGTTCTGACGGTAGATCTTAGCGATGACTTCGTTGAGTGGTTCAAGGTAACACACAATTTGAAACGATGGGCACCAAAGCAGTTTAAGAGTTGGCTCATCAAAGTATTAGAAGGCGACAAATGAAACAACATCACGGAATTAAAGTTGGCGATCTAGTGAAGTTTAAACATCATATATTGAAAGGCGATCATGGTCGTCTAGTCACGGAACTGTGGACTGACGAGGGCCACCTAGCCCAGTTCAAGCAAACAGTAGAGCACATTCGCCTTTTAGGTGACTCCTCTGGTCGCTGGTATCTTGCGTCAGATTTCGATGTACTTTCAAGGGGAAGAGAATGAGAACGTACGTGAACATGGAAAAAGAACAAATTGAAACAATCTTAGATATTTTTGTTGAGATTCAAGTACGCCGCGATCTCAAACCCAGCGAACAATACGTGAAAACTATTTTGCTTGAAGCACTTGACAGGGCGATCAATAGCTGGTAATATAAAGGAAGTTAGCTGAGTTAGCCGATGACGATCCTAAGAGCGAGCAAAGAACAAATTTACTGTTATAACCTATGCGCGTGTCAGCATAACAGTAAATGCTCCGATCTTATATATCGGCTGATGGGGGTGCAATTCCCTCCACGCGTACCATTTTATGGCCAATTGGGTTAACTCAAGATGGTTACAAGAGAGTATATAGAATACGGAGCATCTTTCGAATCTGCTCTGTCCGAGATAAAGAAGGGGAATAATAAGTTAGAGAACCTACAGTTTTTGCGCGTAACGTTTCACCCGATCAAAACTAGGTCGACTGAGCTTACGGATGAACAACTAGAACATGTGGTCGGAGGCCGAGCAGTTTGGCTCAAGCCTCTGCCCATTAGAGGGAGAGAAAGATGAGAGATCGATTGAACGAACCAATTGTGTGTGCTGACGGGTTTCGAATGTCCGTCCAAGGAAACGAGGCCGCTTACTGCGAGCCACGCCGAGACAATCAAGAAAAGTACATTCGGGTGGAGATTGGCTTTCCGTCTGAAGAAGAACCCCTCATTATGTCATATGCAGAAAATCCTAGGGACCCAATCAACACTGTATATGGTTGGGTCCCTGTCCAAGTCGTTACAGACGTTATTGCGAAGCATGGGGGTATTGTAACGGGCGAAGTGCCCCCCGGCGTCGCGCGCCTTGAAGCCTCATGAAAGATATTAAAGTTGGAGACTTAGTTAAGATTCTTCCTGGCACGGAAGACGCTCGCCTTCCTAAGAACAGAATGGGGGTGGTTATAAATAACGACCCCGGGAAGCAACCCGGCCAAACTACGACTTGGAATGTACATTTTATAAACAATGGGGTTTCAATGAGGTTTCATGAAATGTTTATAGAAGTTATAAAGGAATGAATGTTTGAAGTTGGAGATTTGGTTCGATTAGTTACTAGTCCAAGATATCCGGACAATAGAAATTTAGCATTAATAGTTAAAGTTGTATGGGAGAGCCCCATCCCGCACGCGCGCCCCCGACGAGTGGCCTCGTATCGAGCGGCGCTAGTTGGGCACGAGGGTATACATGTAATATATTCGTGGGAAGTCGAGAGAATATAAATCTCAGGTTCCCGTACTACGGAATTCGCTATCGAAAATTTTTTCCCCTTTCCCTAGTTCGCAATAGGGCACATATCGATTTTTTCACAACATATATCGAGAATAGATCTAATTAGTATACACCTGCAAGAGAAGGCTACAATGTCACATATGAAACTTATACTAGAAAACTGGAAGAAGTTTATTAACGAAGGCACACCGTCTGATAGTTGGTCCCCCGAGGAACAGCGCGCCCACGACATAGCCCAACGGGTATACCGCTCCATAAAACAAGAGGGATATATTGCAGTGCTCCCCGACGACTTCCCAGGTCAGTTCGATGTGTACTCCAACAAAACCCCAGAGCAGGTCGTCTTAGCTAAGCTTATGGAACACGCCTTGTTCGACATAAAGTTAGCCCGCCGCCGAGCCGGCGCGCGCCAGCAGCGCGGCCATTGGAGGCATTGGGCACAGGACTTGTATGATGAAGGGTTCCTCGCGACGTCGCCCCCGGCCCAAGCAAAAAAGTAGAAAACAGCCCTTGACATCCTGTTCCCCGTCACCTATAATATAACTAAATGGAGACACTAATGAATACAGCATACCCACCCCATACCCTAGACGACATCGAGCAGGCAGCCCTTGACCGGCTAACTGACGACCGTCGTACGAACGGCCCCCTTCCACCCGAGGCCGAGGAGTCCCTGCACCTAGCCGGTGTTTTTTGGGATGAAGAGGCAGACGAATATATTTCTATTACGCGCCTCGTCTCTGATCACAACATGAATATCCTACAGCAACTACTACCAGAAAACTAAAAAAATTCGTAACTGCTACTTGCTTTTCTAACCCAGCTACGCTATAATTAGAGCATGGAGAGAGACAAAAAAATGACTCAACTTGCGCAGAAGCTTCAGAGCGTTGTACAGAACCCCTTGCTATCTCAGCGAGATAGGGAGTTTGCTAGGTCCCTGGAAAAGTATTACGAGAAGAACAGGAAGCTATCTACTGGTCGGCGTCGCTGCTTGGCGCAACTAGAAGCCCGGGCAGAATCACTTAAGTCTGTTAACGTTGATCGGAAGACTCTAGATCGTCTCAATCGGCTAGCAGCTAAAGTTGAAAGCAACGCATGGGCCACAGATTTTGTTACGTCCCTTACTGACAGAATTGGTTATGGACGGGAACTCACTCCTGCGCAGATTAATCGACTAGGACAGATCGAGGAAGAGTATTCCGATGCAGCTGTTGAAAAGAAGGCAAAGTTTGCTCGCGAGTTTTCCCCCGAGATGCGCGCTAGAATGAATGTCGCCGCAGAATACTACGTTAACAATCCCCCCTACTATGGTGATCTAATTAAGCAGATTGGTGATGACGAGGATTTCATTCCTTCCGAGAAGCAGTGGAGATCAATGGTGGAGAACAAGTATGCCAGCAAAGTCTGGGAAAATTACACTTCTCCCCCCAAGTATCCAGTAGGTACATGCGTACAATTGCGTAAAAGTTCGCGCGTCCTGTTCTGCCATCAGAGCAAGATGGGTTTTGTTGTCGAGGCCGGCCAAAAGGTGCCGGTTACATCGGCCAAGGGGGGGAAGATCTATCTCATCCTCCCGGTAGGAGAGATTACTCCCATTTATTGCGAGGAGCGCGATCTTAAACTATATAGAAAGAAGAAGAAAGAAGAAGATATCTTTTAGTACACAAGCTACCGGAGGTACTATACATAAAATAAGGGTTCCTGTCTCAACGAACCCGTTCGCCCAAATTTGGTAAAAAGGAAATATATTTTTAAAGTAATGGGCAACCCGATAGAGGAGTTAACGAGAGGCTGGCAAGTCGGCAGCGAGGACACCCGACACCTCCGGTTTTTTTATTTGACAATAAAGTTTTAGTCATTGACACAGACCCGAATCTCAGGCATAATATACGTATGATGAAACTTGGCGATTTGGTAAGATGTATATATGCTAGCGGGCAGATCGGCTTAATTGTCGGTGTCGCGACAGACCATGCCCGACCCCTGTATAGTGTCCTCATCGAAGAGGAAGGTGGCAGGTCGCGCGCATACCGCTTCGTTGCAGAGCATCTGGAGTTATTAAGTGAAGCCGGGTGATCTAGTAAAATTGTGTGGCGCTCTAGACCCCACCGGCAAGGCACTGGGCATTGTAGTATGCCGGCATGCCTCCGAAACTACGCGCAGCGGCACTACCCTCGACACGGTTATCGATGTATATTGGCCAGAGGACGGACATCCCGCCGGCGGCTATAGGCGCACAGAACTATCAGAATTTTTGGAGGTTGTAAATGAAAGTCGGTGACTTGGTGAAAGCAGCAGACAAAACGTTTTATCAGACCATATGGGAAGGTGCAGGTATCCTGCTTCGTCCCGACGAGGGGCGCACATATGTTGAGTGGTCGAATTCCTGGGAAATTCTCTGTGATGACGGTAAACGTCGAGTTATTGACGGCGAAGATATTGAGGTAATCGGTGCAACGCGATGATTCAGAATATCCCAACCTAGGCGATCTATTGTTTATGGAATGTTTGCCCGGGGGACCGTGCCTTTACCTGGGAAAGTATCGAGGTATAGGAAACCAATTATACTTCACAGTATATCACGGTTCTTCACAAACAATTATGAAGCTTCCAGATTATCACTTTATCGATATTGAGTTGGCCAAAGATTGTGGCTACTAGAGAGAGTGTTAAGATCGGTGATTAAAACTTTTATTTGACAATAAAGTTTTCGGAATTGACTTCTTCTAAAATCTCAGGCATAATATATACATGATGAAGATTGGCGATTTAGTTCAGGAAGTCGACCCCGAGCGACCGGAGGAGAAGTTTCCCATGGGAATCGTCATTCCTTTCCCGGCCGGCTTTCCCGAATCCGTCGGCCGCAGCGCCGCCGATTACGAAAACGGCGACATAGTGTGGGTTTCTTGGCCCCAGCTTGGCCAAGAAAACTGGTGCTATATAGATGAATTGAGGTTGCTGAATGAAAATCGGTGACTTGGTAAAATACACCCCCGAAATGACAGGGCTGCAAAATTGTTTTGGAATCGTTATTGGTTTCAACGGAGGAGCGGTGGAAGTCCAGTGGACTGACCTTCACTCCGCCCCAGCTTTGACGACGCGCACGCGCGGCAAGGAAATCGGAGTCGAACTACCTGATTTCTTGGAGGTTGTAAATGAAAATCGGTGACATTGTAACGGAAACGGGCACGTGGAGACTACGTACTCCGTACGTCGGTGAACTCGGCATTATAGTGCCACTCCCGGGCAGGTTAACTGGAACACAGTTCGAACGGGAAGCTAATGACGGAAACATTGTTTGGGTTCACTGGACTGAATCTGGTGAGGATATCTGGTCCTTCGTTTCAGAGTTGGAGGTTGTAAGTGAAAATCGGTGACTTGGTAAGATTTCGTTCCTCGTACCCGGATTGGCCTGTAGGAATAGTTGTAGAGGAATTTCATCTGAACTCTGTCGCTGTGGCACAACCATATACCGAACTGCGTGTTCAATGGCTAGACGATGACAACAAGAATGTTAGCTGGGTAAGGCGGAAAGACTTGGAGGTTGTAAGTGAAAGTCGGTGACTTGGTAATGAAGGCCAAAACCAGCGGTGTCCGCGATGCGGCGGGTTTTGGAATTGTGATAGATACTGTGTATAAATCGGGCGGTCAGTACCGACCCAACGGCCGAGGATGTAAGGTCCGGTGGTCAAATGATTACGGCACATTCTGGGCAGCCGAAGATAAGTTGGAGTTGATAAATGAAAACCGGTGATCTCGTCACTGTCAAACACCAAAGGGATGTTTTTTTTAATGCGTCTGTTACAACTATGGGAATCATTATAGAGACTAAATCAGTTGAATCGATAGAATCAGAGACTCCTTGCGTCATGATTCCGCTGTATCGAGTGCATTGGTTCCTATCCGATGGCTCTTTTCCCGGGAAAGCTTGGTACGACAAAGAACAGCTTAGGATTGCCAAATGAAGAACAGCGCGCCATGTGAAAACTGTAACAAAAAAGCTACACGGCGATTTAAAATTAACGAACCTGGGGTTGTCTACAAGCTAAACAATACCGACGTAGAATCAGACCGGTCAGGCACCTTTTGTACCGTCGCCTGCGCCAAGAGTCACGCTGCCTGGATGCACGCATGCGGGCGCTCCAAGATGCCGAAAGGTTGGAAAGTCGAGGAAATTAAAAAGTGAAACCCGGCGATCTTCTCAGAGATAAGGAGTATGGCGACATTGGGATACTTATTAAGATTGGCCACCCTGACAACGATACGATCTTCGACGATCATGAAAAAAGAACGTATAATTATTTAGTTTTAGATACTAGGGGGAAGTGCACATGGCTCCCACTAGACTATCTAGAAAAAGACTGTGAGATTATATATGAAAGTACGTGATTTGGCCTTGACAGCACTGGGGGTTATTGCTATAGTAATAATGAGCTATGAAGATTTCTTAAGATATAGAGATCGGCGCTGGAGACGATGATATGAAAGCTGGCGATCTCATACGATTTACATGGAAGGATCAAGAAAGTAGAATCCACTGGAATGCAATGGAGCATGTCGGCATTTTTGTTGAATTTGTTGAAGGCGACTACAAAGATGGCACATACGTTGCGGTCGTACCCGAGTCTAAACATTTGTCTGCCGGCCCTGCCCGTTTTTCAGAAATACACTGGAACTGTGAAATAATCAGTGAACACTAATAGACTATGCCCGAGACTGGGCGATCTAGTGAGGCACACTCACTCTGATGGAGGTTCCACGATAGGACTGGTAGTGGAAACTTACGGCATTAAACTTTATATCAGGGAGATCGGCAACGATGTCCCGGGCCAAGATCTCTTTGTTGCGCGCAACAAAGTTGAGGTAATCTCCGCTGCCCCTCGCAAAAAAGTATTTCAAAAAAAGTATTGACTTCCTTCAAAGCTTCAGGCATACTGTAGGTACGATGAAACGTGAGGGACGAAACCTGATTGCACTCGCTGCCTGGAACCACCGGGGAGCAGGGGAGCATAAGAACAAGGCCCGCAAGGGTTCCGGCAAGGGCAGCGGCAAAGTTGCTCGACACCCGAAGCACAAGGGGCGACGTTATGTCTGACAGAATTGAAGTCGGAGATTTGGTAAAAAGAATTCCTCCTCACCTGGGACCAGACAACAAAGTTTATCTGGTGGCAGAAATAGAAAAACGCGAACATACCGATGGAAGGCCGATTCTCGGCCCCCACGGTCGACCAAGTTGGTGTGTGCTACACGACGACGCGGGCCGCCTGACTGCCGTCCGCCAGCTGACACTCGTTCAAAAGGGAAAACAATAATATGTGTATCGCACAACATGTACCAGAAATGTCAAACTCCGAACTTAACGGACTAGCCCAGAATCGCTTCATTGACGAAGAGACTGCGCTAGCAATTGTTAAAACGGGCTATAACCGCGCACTGCACAAGTTGGCCACTAATTCTAACATTTCAAATAAAGTTGTTGATATTCTTTTTCAACGACGAGGGTTTGTGATTAAGTGCATACTAATACGGTCTGGTCATGTTTCTTCTGATAGGTATGAGGAGGTTTTAGCTATGTTGAATCCTCGCCTACGCGCGCACCGAATTATGGACACGTTTGTCGGCGGCTGGTACCATGACGGCGTTGGTACTCCCGCGAACTTGTTGGGCCAAATATTTGACGGTCTTGTTGATACTGGCGAGATGCGTCATTACTGGCTTTCGTACTTCGCAAGAAATACTGGGTGCGATCTAGCTTTGCTAGCAAAGTTACAGCGATTCCAAGCCGACAAGCCGCCGGCGTACGGAGTTTCGCAGGCTCCCGCCGACGCGATTCGAAAAAAGCTAGTCGAGCTATCTCGACAAGAAGCTGCGAAAGACAAGTAATATCAACAGCTTAGGGAAAACAAAATGAAAACTGTTATTGTTTTTGACACTGAAGATCAAGAGGGAATGAAGAATTCTTACAAGATTATCAACATGTTGGCGACTGAATATAACATCAGAGCGACCCCAGGTGACGTTGGCCCTGCTTTCGGCAAGATCGAATTTATCAAAATGATTCGGGCATGCGTACGTGAGGCAGAGGAAGCTGCAAAGCAGGATCCGCTCATGCCTGGAACTCTGTCCTGGGCCAAGCGTTTCACAGAGAAAGTATTTTCCGCCAAGAATGCCGGAGGCCGCTACCAGGGCTAAACTTTTATTTGACAATAAAGTTTTCCTGCTTGCAATTAGTAAAAATCTCAGGCATAATATACCTATGATAAAGATTGGCTCATTGGTTAAACTCGTACGTGACGGTCGCCTCGCTGTCGTCCATCGCGTTGCTGTAAACGGCAACATTGGTCTACGACCCCTTGATGGTCTTGGAATTCGCGGTGAACGGGCACTCCCCGGGGACTGTCTTATTTGGACCTACAGCGAACGCATCGAACTCCTATCATCATGAAGATCGGCGACTTGGTAAGAAATCTAAACTCCGAGTACGGAGAACTTGGTGTTATTATTAATTTCGCCTCTTCCAACTTCAAGGAATCGCATCCGATTGTTGCATGGGGTAATAGAACAGCACTTATCCTGCGAGATTATGTGGAGGTTATAAATGAAAGTCGGTGACTTGGTAAAAGCAATCCCACTCGCAAAGTGGGATGTAAACCCTGACGATTACACCCAAATTGGTGTTGTAGCTAAGCTGGGCATTGATAGTGAACTGCTGCCCGATCCTGATAAGATTGTACTCCTTAACTTTGGGCATGATGATGGATTCTTTCGCATATGCGACTGGAAGTTTGAGGTAATCAATGAAAATCGGTGACTTGGTAAAGTATGATGTATCCCTGAGCGGATTAGAAGAGTGCGTCGGTATTATTGTGGCGCAGAATGGAATGGAAGCCTTTGATGTTAGGTGGAATGACCGACATTCCAAGTTACAAGACATAGCTGCTAACGAAATTAGCACAGAGTTAAAAGAGTTTTTGGAGGTTGTAAGTGAAAATCGGTGACTTGGTAAAGTTTTCTGGGACTAGCGGAAACTTGGCCGGCTGGGATTACACGGGCATTCTCGTGAAGGTTTCGAAACCCACGGGCCTAGGGAAGCCGATTGCAACGGTTTTTTGGAATGCGGCCCACGGTCAGGTTCAGCACCATCCCCTAGTAGAGCAGTTGGAGGTTGTAAGTGAAAATCGGTGATTTAGTAAAAACATCCTGCTTCGGCCCACGTTACAGTCGCGGCGAGGTCGGCGTACTTGTTAAGCCATATGGGAGAGTGCCGCGCTGTTGGGTGGTGCTCTTCGGGAACGTCGAGGAAGTAGTTGCAGTAGACGGACTGGATCTAATTAATACAGCCTAGCGATAAAACTTTTATTTGACAATAAAGTTTTAGCTATTGACTTCTGCCTTGCACTCAGGCATAATAAGAGAGTGAAAGGGCAATCAAGCCCAGAGGATACATAATATGAAGCTTACTGATACTGAAATTGAAATCCTTCTTGACGTTACTTCGACGCATATTGTGCGCGCAGAGGACGGGCAACCAGTGGCGCAAGACTGGATGGTTGGAGATGTTGAATCTGTTATGCAGTCTCTCTGCCGAGAGGTCGAAGACCGCCGCGACCCTGGCTGCGCTAGCGCATTCGCCAACCAAATTGATCTTTTTGACATCAACAACCTTTAATTGGAATTTTAAAATGGAACTTTGGAATACGTGTAATTCTCTTCGATACGGATTTGACGAAAACTATGACAGACCATCATACGAGGATGAAGAAGCAATTGATGAAACTCAAGATGAAGATCGCGAAGAACAAGTCTAACTTTTATTGTCGATTTTGTGGCTGGAGTAGTCATAAGCAGCGGAATAGTTGCCCGTCTTGTTATAGCAGTGTACCACTAAAAGAACGATAAAACTTTTATTTGACAATAAAGTTTTAGCTATTGACTTTGCTAGCGCGATCAGGCATAATAAGAGAGTGAAAGGGCAATCAAGCCCATGGGGACAGGTCAATGATAACGGATCCAATGATTCAAGTGGGCACGCTATTGCAGTTTTATGGCGGAACTCCCGACGGAGACTGCACCGGGCTGGTGCTTAAGATTGGTTGGGACGGAGCGCCAACGATCTTGTGGTCAGACACGACTACTCCCCAACTTCACGAGCCCGATGGTTGCAAGCAGGCACTGTTTGACGGCACGTGGGAAATTCTTAACCAGTGTGATTAAAACTTTTATTTGACAATAAAGTTTTAGCTATTGACTTCTGCCTTGCACTCAGGCATAATAAGAGAGTGGAAGGGCGCTCAAGCCCAAACGGAGATTAGAAAATGTCTTATAAGCGAACTGTACACTGCTCTTACTGCTACAACACCGGCCACAATCGGCGCGGCTGCCCCGATCTCAAAAAGTTTATCAAGGAGAACCCTGATAGCTATGTCGCCAAGCGCGCCGAATCCCGTAAGGCTAGCCAGCGGCCGCGCAAGTGCTCTTACTGCGCTACCCCGGGCCACACCCGCCGTACCTGCGAGAAGTTTAAGACGAATCGTCAGATCTTCATCGACGATGCGCTGCTTTACCGGCGAGCCTTCAAGGCATGGGCAGATAAGGTTGGCCTAGGCATTGGCGCACTAGTGGAATACGAAGGAGTGCAGCACATAGACCGCGACGGGAACTGGACATATGATAATGATGCTAAGGTGCTGATGATGGTCACTCACTTAGATGCTGACGACCATGATATCAGCACTCATCGCAGTATCGTTAGCCGGCATGCGCTTTCTCCGTTGATTGGCCGGCCGATCTGGATGGATGCAACATCGAGCAAGGGTAGAATGCGGCTGCGGCTCCCAGAGATCCCGGGAGTCTCGCCGGCTACCTTCGCCGATCACTGGGACAGCCAACGTCAGCGCGGAGTTGAACGAAGCTTCAAGATTGTTTCCCCTGCACCGGGCGAGATCCCTGAGTCGTACTTATCTCTGGACAATATTGTTGCAATGGCAGACGAGGTATTTAAACCAAAGGCTGCCCATGGCCAAATGCACTACGATACCAAGATTTGCGACGAGCAGCGCGCTGCACTAGTACAGGCAGCAGATCTCGACGCGGGATAAACTAGACACCCTAAAACTAATAATATCAACAAGTTAAGTACACTAAAAAAGTTTTCACTAAAAAGTAAAAATACTTGCAATTCACCCCCCACTGGGGTATACTTAGAGAGTGGAAGGGCACTTAAGCCCACTAGGAGACGACAAACATGGCTATTGACTTCAAAACTTTCGGCAACATCACTTCTCACATTACAGACCAGCGTCTCCCCGTCCTTTTGCGCGGCCGACACGGCATTGGTAAGTCGCAGGTGGTGTACCAGTTCGCGGCAACCCTTGGCCTCCCGGTCGTAGAGCGCCGCGCGTCTCAAATGACTGAGGGTGACCTTCTTGGCCTCCCTAACGTTGCCGACGACGACGCGACCGGACTCCCGGTCACTACGTTCAACGCGCCTGACTGGCTGCACACTGCTAGCACTCAGGCTGTCGTCCTCTTCCTCGATGAAGTCGACCGGGCAACCCCAGAGGTTCGCCAGGGTATCTTCGAACTCACTGACTCGCGTAAGATTGCTGGTCGCACTCTGCACCCCGATACTCTGATCTTCGCTGCCGTCAATGGTGGCGAGCACGGGTCGCAGTATCAGGTCGGCGAGATGGACCCTGCCGAACTTGACCGCTGGGTCTGCTTCGATGTCGAGCCCACGGTAGAAGATTGGCTCACGTGGGGTAAGGAAAACGTTGATAGCGTTGTCTGGGACTTCATTAACCAGAACCGCGATCACCTTGAGCATGGTGGAGAGTTTGAGCCCAACAAGGTTTATCCTTCCCGCCGATCCTGGCAGCGTCTCAACGATGTTTTGACCACTGCTGGTCTGCTGACTGCCAACGAAACGACCGCAGCGTTGTTCCCGATTGCTGCTAGCATCGTCGGCTTCGAAGCTGCTGTTTCGTTCAACGACTTTGTTGCAAACTACGACCGTCAGCTGACCGTCGAGAATATTCTGGTCGACGGCATGATTGAAAAGACTGCCGAGTGGGGAATCAACGACCACTGCGCGATGATTGAAAAGTTCACTGGTGCAGACATCTTCACTAACAGCTTGGACGAGAACCGTATCAACAATCTTGCGCGATACTTCGTTAGCCTGCCCTCTGAGGCAGCAATGAAGCTTTGGAGCGCACTGGGCCAAGGGGCGACGGAGAACACGATTGCTCTGCACAAGGCCCGCGTTGGCGACCAGTCAGTGTCTCAGTACATCGTTGACATCCTCACTGGAGGCGACGAAGCTTCCAGCTAATCACAGTGCAGGGGTCCCCGGCTTCGGCCGGGGGCCGAGAGGTAAATATGAAAGAAAAGAACATAGAAGAAGTAATCATCGATCTGGACCGGGCAATCGAGTCCTCCGATTGGGGCGAAGTACGTACGCTGTGGGAGTCCTACAGCACTAGTGAGTTTGGCCTGTCGGAGTGGATCCACCTACACCAAATCGTCGGTGGAATTCGGTTGGCCAATGCGCTAGCGCAGTCAATCACCCCGCCGCCAGAAGATGAATAAAAACAACTAGTTACACGTTACTTCAGAACAAAACATAGCAATTACAACAACTTAGAGTCCTATATCTTATTTGAATAACTAGTTATTATGCTTGCAATTCGGCTGAAACTCAGGCATAATAAGAGAGTAGGGAGTTACTTAATGACTGACGAATCCAAAACTTTTGACCTTAACATGCACGTTGCGCGACTACTGCGCGATGAGCCCTTTTTTGCTGCACTCAGCCGACGCGTCGACAAGGTAGCCTCCGATGCCGTGCCGACGGCTGGTGTCCGAGTGACCGAAGAAGGTAAGCTGGAAATGGCTTACAACACTCAGTTTTTCGCCGGCCTTACTGATGTTCAGCGAGCCGGAGTACTCAAGCATGAGTTCTACCACCTTGTTTTCGAACATGTTACGGGTCGACTTCCAGAAAAGAAGATGACGAAAATCTGGAACATCGCGACAGACTTGGCTATCAACTCCCACTTGCAGGGACAGCTGCCCGAAGCATGCTGCATGCCCGGCGAAGGACCCTTCAAGAATCTTCCGGCGGGCCAGTCTGCCGAGTGGTACCTTAAAGCCCTGAAGGATATGCAGAAAGAGCAGGAAGAGAACGAAGGCGAAGGCCAGCAGGGCAACAACCCCGGCGACGACTGCGAAGGCGAAGGCGGAGGCCAAGGTCAGGGCGAAGGCGAAGGTCAGGGCGAAGGCCAAGGCCAAGGTAACGGATCCTGGGAGGACCAGCAGTTTGATGATCACGGCGGCTGGGCCGAGGGTAGCGACGAAGCAAAGCAGATTGCTAAGGAACGAATTAAAGAATACATCAAGGATGCTGCCGAGGAGGCTAGCGCATCGCGCGGCTGGGGTACCGTCTCTAGCAGCGTACGCAAGCAGATCCTAGATTCCATCCGCTCAACGGTCGACTGGAAGAAGGTCCTCCGCTACTTCATCAAGACCTCTCAGCGCGCCAACAAGCGTTCTACTGTGCGCCGGCTGAACAAGCGCTACCCCTACCAGCACCCGGGTTCTAAGGTGCTTCGACAGGCCAACATCGCTATCAGCGTCGATCAGTCTGGGTCGGTAAGTGACAAGATGCTAGCAGCGTTCTTCTCGGAACTGAACAAGCTGGCCAATGTCGCGACCTTCACGGTCGTACCGTTCGATACTCGCGTTGACGAGTCGAAGGTCTACGTCTGGAAGAAGGGCGAAACCCGCAAGCGAGAACGAGTGCTTTACGGTGGCACCGACTTCAACGCGCCGACAAAGTTTGTCAACGCTGGCAAGTTCGACGGACACATTGTTTTGACCGACATGGAGGCTCCTAAGCCTATCGCTAGCAATTGCCAGCGTATGTGGATGACCAGCGAACGACATGCCCAGCGACCCTACTTCAAGACGACTGAACGCGTGATTGGAATCAAGATCCCAGAGGGCCGATAACTTTTATTTGAGAATAAAGTTATAGCCATTGACTTTGCCTCGTTTCGCAGGTATAATTAAAGAGTAAGTGGGCAATGAAGCCCGGGAGATCTGCACCATGACACTAGCGATTCGCAAAGCACTCACCGCAAACGGCTTCAAAGTACACAACAACAAGGCGGATGAGCTTGTGGCTAGCAAGTTTCACTCGTCCATTCGGAACGTCCGCATCGTCTTCAATGCCGGGATTGACAAGAGCACCGGGAAGGCGATTGCTGGCAAGCACGCGCAGTTTAAGGCAGTGTTCATCAACAACCAGAGTCAGTGGCGCACGATTGCGACCGGGAGCACCTTTAAGGGCTCCACTCGCTTTGCCTCTGCGTTGATTGCCATCGAGGTCGGAGCCGAGGGTGCATCGGCCTGCAAGTGCGGAGCAAAGAAGTTCAAGGCAAAGTCTGGAAAAGTTGTTTGCGCGAATGCGTGCTGGGCCAACAACGGCTGGAGCCGCAAGAAGAAGGCTAGCAACAAGCCAGCAGCTGCTAAGGCACCGAAGGGAGCTAGCGCTAGCCTGAGGACACCGCGCAAGAAGACGAAAGCTACACGTGCCCCAGCGCGCCCTACCAAGCGCCCACGCATCCGCGAGGGTGAGAACGTGGCTGTTGAGCAGTTTCACGTTGGCCAGCTGGTCAAGATAATGGGACCCGCAGCTGGTGGCATGGGAGTTGTTGTAGGGGTCGAGGAGCACGGGGAAGTGACGCGGAACACCCGCTTGATTCGCGAGTCTCAGTTTATCACTGTACGTCTTATGTCCGGCGAGACTAAATCAGCATGGAATTACCGTATCACAACTGACGAGTACCTAGTCTACTTCACGGCAGCGTCATAAACATGGCCGATAGCTCTAAACAAAAGACTCCTAATGCAGCTGCGCTTGAGGCTCCTAGCTTCGAACGCGTGAGGTTTAACGTTGGAGATCTTGTAGAGGTCAACGACAGGGGAAGAGAATTAAACAGTCCAGAGGAATTCTTTGCGAATCTCCCCGGGATTGTCATCGCAGTTGTCCCGCACCATGGTACTTGGCGCAACGCCCCGCGAGTGGTGACTGTACATCATGGCGGAATTGAGCGCATGGCATGGGACGAAGAATATTTAATTAAACTAGGAGAAGGAGAGAGTTAAGTTAGTTTGGAAAGTAGTTAGAGAAGGAGAGTTAACATGTATTTTTTCGAAATAGGAGACGAGGTAGTACACCTAGACTATATTAGCTGGGGTACCTGCACTGTCCACGATATCAACCCCGTTGAGGAAGACGAGGCAGCTGGCCCATACGCCATACGACTAGGCGACGTTGAGAGCGAGAACCTAACGTTCCTTTATGGAGTGAGAGAAGAAAAACTCATCCACGTTAAATTCCTTCATGAGACTATGAACAAAACTAACGAGAGCGAAGAAGAATAAAAAGATAAAACCAATGACAACAAGAGACTTAAAACCGGGAGACTTAATAAAAGCTAGATTCTCAGGATCTGTAGGTAAGTTTGCAAGGTACGAAAATAAAATAGGTGTAGTAACAAAGTGCTATAAGGTGAGACGCTACGTAATACAATGGCAAGACAAAGAAGAACCAGAATACGGTTGGTCTGAGTTTGATTTAAAAACCATTGAGCCTAACCCTCATCCAGAAACCTGCCCCTGCGAACCTTGCATAGACACTAGCAACCAGCAATTGCCAGATATAGAGAATGATATAAGTGGTGTATAGTTGCTAGCTTACGGCATTATATGTTAGTTATTTATTAATATATGCTTTATAGCGTCTGCGCTGATGGCCTGCTGAATGACAGCGACTTAGTACACCCCCACAACACCAATGTCAAGCTGTGAGTTTGTGAGCAGGTATTGTGAGTATATATCATGAGTTTGTGAGTATTCTAAGCAGCGATGTGAGTAATTAGCCCCAATATTGGCCAATAATCACGCAGAGAGCGGAAATAGCATTAAAAAAAAGTATAATGAATTCAACCACTTAATAAAGGTTCTACTTAATGGAGATAAAAACTCACAGTCAAATCTCAGCGAAATCAGGCAGTATCGCGCAGGAAACCGCGCCCTTTGCCGTCGGTCAGCTTGTGAGTCTCAGCGATAGCTTCTACTTCTCCAACGAGGATATTGGCGACGAGTGCGGTATCATTGTGTCAGTACACAAAGAGATGTATGAGTGGGCAGCGTACGTACACATACAACGCCTAGGCCGAACATTATACTTTGCGCAGAGTGAATTGATATTAATAAACTAGTTACATGGCTAGGTGTAGCAACCAACACGACGCTAACCGGGTTTTCTAGTTGCCCGTCAGTCTGAGGTTGTTGGGAAAGTTGTTATAAAGATGTTACAGGGTGGGCAAAATAACATTTATAAACTATATACGTTATCATGCAATTGCTTCCACGATTTATACGAGAGTCAGAGCGTACCTTCTGGGTTAGCTGCTTAATTACTCAGCAATGCATATGGACTATTCTACAAGCACTATAACAATGTATGAATTCATAGCTATCTGCGCAGCTGCATGCGTACTCTCCACTATATTACCTCCGGCCTTGTGAGTTGTGAGCCGTGATCTTGTGAGCTATGCAATCCGTGAGTTCATGAGCTTTGTGATCTTCAGATTAACTCACAGCAGAGACTAGAACATCGCCGAGAGCATTAATAAAAAGAATGTATAATACATATAACATGACAGGTACCCCCCCTCCCCCTATCCCGGGATCTTATCCCCAATGCATGTAGGGTGCATGTGGGTTGCGCCATGGACGTTAACGATATCGCGACAAAAATCTGAGATATTAAGTACCACCTCATAATGTAGGCCGGCTAATTCAGCTAATCATATCGAGGATGAAGTATATAATAAAAGCATGCATGTACCTAGCGCTAACCAACACAGCAAAAGAGGTTAAAGATAATACTCAGCGCTAAAAAATCCGCCAATAAAAAATAGAGAGTATACTAATTAAATTGTAGAGGATACAATAACTTATAAGCCGCATAACGGAGAGTCTAATGCCAACTAGCTTCGGCCAAGCAATGATATTAACACTGGCAATCATAATCCCGGGGGGTCTACTAGTATATTTTGCATGGAAGGGCCATAAAAGACTCCAGGCGCGCAAGGAACACGACAGCGATGGGGTAGAGAAACGCTTGAGACGCTTAGAACTTAGATATAAAGCCAGAGTAGAGTCTAATAAAAGAATCCGCGCAGCCAGGAGCATGCGTAAATCCCTTACCCCCAAAAAAGGCCTCCCCAAA